TGTGCTATGTGTAGTGGATAAGCCATTTCTTGCTGGAAGTCTTCTTTGCTCATTTGTGCCCAACGCAGTATTCGATCTCTACACAGTCTATAGCGTTTAGCAGGATCTCTACAAGCATCCACATCCGTATCCCAAGGATAACTGTGATAACCTCTTGGTTGGAGATTTGCGCTTTCCCAATGACAGTGTGCAAATGTTATGTGTGGTCTAGCAACAGCATAAGCTCTGTAGGTTTTTTCTGTGGGACTGTGCTGTCGTTGATTGGGATATGATTCTGTGATTATGTTTAGGCAACCTTGAGCACTGATGTCAAACAGACTGCGATCTTGAAAGCTAATGGGTTCACCTGGTGCTTCATGCGTCTGTGGATTGCGATAAAACTCAGCTGCACTGCGTTCTATATCTGAATCTAAATAGTTGATTGGATCATTGCCGCCTGAACGTATCACTTCTAAATCCATTTCTGCTGTGTCAAAGTTGTGATAGTTTCTGTTGCCCATGGTGTGATATGCCGTGTGTCTATATGCTCTTACCGTCATTAGATCTGTGTACAGTGCTGCTCGCATTTCATGTGGACGTCTATTTAGACAGGTAAATCGTCGATCAGGCTCAGGTAGATCTCCTGCACAGTGCCATTCTTCAAACCACAGTCTAGGTTGATGTTCCCAATAGTCGTATACGCCCCATGTGAGATCAGGAAACAGTCGTTTGCCACGATCTCGTAAACTGTCACTGCACACAATCACAGTGATTTGATTGGGTCTTATTCTGTGACGTTTTACCCACTTTCTATATGTGTGTTCATAACTGGATTCATATGCTCGTGTGTATTCACTGGCTGCCATTATCAACACCGTGCTGCCTGGATGCTGCACAAGATTTTGTATTACCGCTTGAGGCAAATCCTGTTGAGGTTGATCCACATGCCAGCGTTCCAGTTCTAGTCCGTGTATTTCAAACAAGGTGTTGGGCAAACCAGGATCTTCTGTTTCTGGTATATCCAATCCCCACAGTCTGGGAGTGGGTCTGTTTCCGTCTAAACTGTACCAATAATCATACTTCATTTGCTAACCTTATGATTTTTTTTGCTGCTCGTTGATTGTATCTATCTTCAAGTAGGCTGTTTCTGTTGTGTGCAATTTTATCTCGCAGTAGTTGCACAATCTCACCAGGCTCCCAATCAAAACGAATGCTGTCAAACTGACTGCATATTCTTTGTTGCATGTTGGGTATGAGATCTGTGCTCATATCAAACAGTTCTGTGTATGGTTCACAACCCAGTTGTGCTAGATCTGTGTTAGCACCACATTCGCCTATGATCACAAATGGGTGTCCGTACAGTATGGCTCGTGCAGTTTTTTCTGTGTAGAATCTCATGGTTGAGTTTTCTGTGGAATATTCACTTTCTGTGACTATGCTGAAGTTGCTGTCTCTGTACAGTTTCCAGGGGCGTAAATCTGCACTACCACCTGCACCTAAATCTCGTTTGGTATCTAGTGTTCTTTGCACACCTGAGTTTGTGTAAGTGTCGGCGCACAAAGCATATTGGTTGATGTATTCTCTTTCGTATGTCACAGGGTTGCTCACAAAACCTTGATCTATTTCGCCAAGTCTTTGCAGGTGATACAGTGCAAGGTGACGGTGCGGTGCTAGGTGCATTCTGCGATTAAAGCACACATATTTTTTTGTTTTAGGTCTAGTGAGCCAACTGTGATCAAACTCTGTGTAGCGAACTCTACTAAACTCACTCCATCCAAACACACCAAGTGCGTGTATTCTTTGAGAATCGGGTATGTGATTTTTTTCAGCCCATGCTGCATACACACGATGTTCATGTAGATTACTGGTGATATAAAACACATGTTTGGGATTGATTTCACTCATGTTTAACGTGTGATGTATGTGCGTGTACACATCTTCTGTGAGTCTACGATAACGATGTTCAAGATCATTTTTTATAATGATTCTGACATCAGTTTTTTGTAGTGCTGGCCAATACTGTGAGTGTATCATGCATCTTGGTTCAGCATCAAACTCTGCTGCACTGATGGGTCTTTTTTCACGTAGTTCGTGTACACAATCTGTGATTGTATACCAAGTGTGATTTTCTAGTTCACGATTGTATTTAGGATGCGGATACGGAGAATACAGTTCTCTTCTAATCACAAAGTAACCACTATAGTCTTGCATGGAGTATTTAATAAATAAGTTTGATGAGATGGATGGGTTTGGTTTTGATATTAGGGGCTTGCGGACCAAGTGTAAATGACAGTGTGGTCACTGCACAGCCTTATATAGGTCTTAGTGAAAGAGCTGATCGCAAACAGATACGTGAGTTTGTGGGTGTTGATCCTGTGCGTACTGAATGGTGTGCTGCTTTTGTTAATGCCGTGTTAGAACTAGACGACATACCCAACTTGAATGATCAAAGCAACTATCCTCCATTAATGGCACGTAGTTTTCTTTATTGGGGAGAACATGTAGAACGTGCTGATATACAACGTGGAGATGTTGTTGTTTTTCCAAGAGGTACACAAGGCTGGCAAGGACATGTCGGTTTCTATGTGGAAACACAAACACACAACGACCGAGAATACTGGGTAATACTAGGCGGGAATCAAGAAAACCAAGTGCGCTATGATTTGTTTGATCCTCGCCGTGCAATAGGTATTAGGAGATGGTCTCACCCAACTGATGTCGCTTCCATTGAGAGAAAGTCCATAATCGAGCGTCTACACAATTAATATAGTCGCTGTTGTTTTGATGACGTATCACACCTGAGCCGCTAACAATGTCTCCGTCTCGGTATTGAAATGGACGTTGTATAGTAACATCCACATATTCGCCATAGTTGGTACCCAATGTTAAGAACGTAACGTAGCGTCCGTTTTTACCACGGAATGTTCTACCGTTGGCAATAACACCTGCAAAGTTCACACGTTCTAAGAAACGCTGCTGTACACCTAGTCCTGTTGGAAATCCTCTATGCCACCAACCAGGCTCGCTGAGCAGATTTCTTCTATGTGCTTCAGTTTGGTAGACCCATCCTCTATAGCTTCCTTGGCAGTGCTTGAGGTTGGCTCTCCAGAATGCTTCTGGGTTGTGTGCTTTTTGGTATGCAAGTGCCCAGATGAGTCTTCCGAGATTAACAGCATGAGCGCGGCATAGTCCGAAACCGGATAACTCCTGTAGTGCAGCCATTGCCTGTGCTCTTCTTGGATTGCTACCCATTCTTTCCACAAACTCCAAAATCTTTTCGTCATTCTTTTTAGCAAATGCTCGTCTGTAGCTGTCTGCTTCATATCCATCTACTCCTATAATACTACTTATAATCTCAATAGCATCGTCTTCAAACACAATGCTGTCTTGTACAGCTTCTTGGCTCCAATCTTGGAACACTGCTGCTTTTTGTCTTCCGCTCATTGCTACGGGTCTTACAAGGGCTGTAGCAAACACACAGTCCTGCACACACGTAGGTTGTATTGCTCTAAACAGTCTACGCATTGCAGGGCTTTCCCCTTGTGTAACACCCAGTACATCGCCTCTAGCAAGCAATGCTGCTGTTGCTTCATCTGTTTCTGGATAGTCTTCTAGTGCAGTATGCGGGTCTATTTCTAGTAGTTGACTCAAGCCTCTGTTGGCTAGGATGTCGACTTTGAGGTGTTCTAAGTCCTCAACTTCGTGTTTGTCTAATAATATTTGGTTGTCTTCTGATATAAGTGATTTTGGTAGTTTTCTAGTGAACATTACGATGCCTCCACAGTGTTTTGATATTGCTCTTTTTTTGCCTAATAGTTTGCGTTCAATGCGTTTGGCTTCTGTAGGATCTACTCCTACACTTTCATATGTAAAGTTTCTAGGAAGTCTACCTGTGGCACCAAGACGTTTGGCTGCCTCACGTCTAGCACTCTTTGGTTTGTACGTGACATAGTTGCTCAACCTTGCCGTCATGCCGGGCCACTTTTTGAATATGCGATTCATTACTTCTGTCTGTCGCCAATGTTCAAAATCAATATCAACATCCGGCAGGTCGTCACGGAGTGGGTTCATAAACCTCGCCACAGGTATCTTCCACTTGATGGGATCCACGTCTGTAATGCCCAACAAGTAACACACTAGACTACTGCCCGCCGATCCACGTGTCATGTGTTTGATATCGGTGGTAAGGTCTATAATGTCACATATTTGTATGAAGTAATCTGTGAAGCGAAGTTTGAGTATAAGTTCAAACTCTTCAGCAAGTCTCTCTTGGTATATCTGTTCCTGTGGAACTGGCCTTTTAAATCTTTTTAATAGCCTTTCAATGTTTTCTAAATCTGTTTCCATATTAGCCTCTTGTAGTCTTTTATAATGCCTAATGCGTTAAACGCAAGTTATTTAGCATTGACTACAACTGCTATTGTAAATTATTGATAAAGTTTTTTAACTGTGTTGTACTTGCTTCTGCTTTGATTTTACCTACAGTATCGCCCTCACTTGGATCTTGTTTCTCAACTGCCGGAGACCCATTACCACGTTTGATTTGATCAAACACTGTGCTCTTACGCTTCTGGAACTCTTGATATTCTTCGTCCTCACCCAAGTCACGTATACGCAAACTATCTACGTCGAACTCCAAATCAATCTTTTGTCCTACACCCGAACTACTACGTGTTTTCATCAACTGTATTTGATAACGTCCACGTTCACGCATTGCTCTACTTGTAAAGATACCAATCAAGTTGTCTGCTGTATTGATCTTTGAAATACCACCTGATATGTGGCTGTGGTCAAACTCAATCTCTTCAACGCTACTTCTGTTTAACTGCGATGCTGTAACAAACACTGTGTTCAGTTCCATAGCCAAGTTGCGCAGTTCTTCTGACACATACTTGTCCTTAACAAACAAGTTTTCTGCTGAAATCTTAACAGCATTTGGATGCATCAAGTCCAAGTAGTCTACTAGCACAACATCAAGTTTGCGTCCTGTTTTGATTTCATATTCTTTGATATATGCTCTCAAATCATTTGCATTCTTACCTGTGGGCATGTACTTGACTTGGAATGCGCCTGCCTTCTTGCCAATCATCTTAACTTTCATTTCAACATCGTCGATGCTTTTAAAAATATCACGACTTGCAATATCAGTTGTCATACTGTCTACACGCATACTAACCAATGCTTCACTAAGTTCGAATGTTAGATACAATACATTCATACCCAGCAAACACCAGTTCACACCCAAGTTAGCCAAGAACAAACTCTTACCAGATCCACTACCACCTGCAAAGATGTTTAGTTCGCCTCTATTGAATCCTCCAAACAGTTTCTTATCCAGTGCCGGCCAACCTGTGCTTACTTGTCCGTTTTTGTCTTTGATTCCTTCTAGTCGTGCTCTTGGATCTGCAAAGTAGTCTGTACCCAAGTCTTTTTGCAAACCAATCTGTACAGCGTTCTTAACCAAGTCCTCACATGCACCATATTGCCCGCTTTCCAACAAGTCGGCACTCTTTAAGATAGCTGCCTCTAGTGCTTTGTGTTTGCTGAATGTTTCAAAGTCCTGCAACAACCAGTCATAGTGATTCTCTTGCAGTTGTCCTGGATCTTTCAAGTCACTGTTAGTAGCAGCATTGACCATATCAAACGTTGGAAGTGCATTGTGTTCTTCCACATAATCCTTAATAAACTTTGCTGGATCTGCTAAACGTCTATCAAATGTATTTGGATCAAACACACCCTGACAGCGTACAAAGCTCTCAGCATCTGTCATAAACATTTCTAAATATACTTTTTGGATATCATATCCATAATCAGTGTTCTGTCTTGTTGCCATCTCTTACGTGCCTTACGTTTGTTGTTGTCTTTAGACTACCACAGTTCTTACAGTAGTGTATTGTAACACAATATGTATGCGTGTCAACACTAATATAATCTGTGTGTTTTTCGGGTATTACGTTTTTACAGCAGCCGTACATACTTTTACTCCATAATGCTGTTCAAATGCCTGTGCATCTTCTACTGTATTAACTATCGGTTTTCCTTTGATATTTAAACTGGTGTTTAACAGTATAGGGCAGCCTGTTTCTTCGTACCAACGCTCTAACAGTTTTCTAAAGCCCACGCTTTGATCTGCAGAAACTGTCTGTACCCTAGAGGTGCCGTCCCCGTGGATGATTGCAGGTAGTCCAGGATCCGTGCAAGTTGAAGTGTATTGCATAAAGGGTCCTGTGGGTCCGGAGAAATAAGTGGAGGCGTGCTCTTCAAGTACGGCTGGAGCAAACGGTCTAAACTTTTGTCTGCGCTTGATTTCATTGACTCGGTCTTTGATGTCTGTGCCTCGGGGGTCTGCAAGTAAGGAGCGGTGTCCAAAAGCTCTGGGCCCGAATTCTGCCCTACCGTTGGCCACACCAACAATACCAGTAGTAAGTAGTTCTTGTAATGCTTCTTCAACTGGATAATCTCCTTCAATGTTATACCCTGTGTACATATGCTGCATGGGCATAAACTGTTTTTTATGGGCTAATACAGCACCTATACTAGACCCTGCATCTCCCGGGTTAGGCATTATGTGTACGTTGTCCCAATCACTAGTAAGTAGTCCGTTGGCCGAACAATTTAGTGCACACCCTCCCATGAACACAAGATTAGAACTCGTACCTTGCCACTTGGTCCAGTTGCTGATTATCTTGAGTATATACTGATAAACTGCCTGGGTGGCAGCAGCAATGTCAAAGTAGTCTTGTTCGGTGGTAAGATCGGGTCGCCACCACGTGCACCCCCTATGCAGATTGTGTTTTAACTTGATACAGGGCTTGTCGTTGAATGTGTTTAATAGGTTGTCTTCTGGCGGCAAATAGAAAAAGTCAGTGAGGATATCGTTGAATAATCTGTGAGGGTCACCATATGCAGCCATACCCATGAGGATATATTCGTCCTCTTGTGGCTTAAGACCTATTCTTTGCGTGATTGCCGAGTACCATAGGCCCACGGAGTGTGGGTATTGTTGTGAATATATTCTCCTGAGCCCTTTTTCTTCGTCCGCATTCCAGATAGTGAGTGTATCAAATTCTCCAATGCTGTCGCAAACAATAACGCTGGCTTCTGTAAAATCACTAGTATAAAAGCCGGCAGCAGCATGGGCAAGATGATGATCAGTATACCTAATAGGAGCATGTATCCCATAAGATCCAAGATACTTACGAATATTGTTTTCACCCAACCGAAGTCCTTGGCCTGCTCTAAGTTGTCTAAGAGTTTTGATAAAGGGTCTTTCATACCAAATAACTTCATCAGGTTCTCCCCATTGTTTTGCATACTCTATTAATTTATCATTTAAATGTGCATCGTTTTTTACGCCACTGAAGCGTTCACTGTGACTTGCAAACTCTAATCCGTCATCTGTAAACACCGCTAATGCAGCATCGTGACTGTTAGCACTTATACCCCAAGTAATCATGCTGCGTCAATAGCCGCCTGTACAAGGCGTTCTGGCAACTTGCATACTTGATAGTATACTGCCCAAAACAAGATATTATAAATCACGATTTCTATCATTGTGCACTTTCTCCCAATACTCATCGTTGTCCATTGCAGGACGCTTTGCTAGTTCTGCTTCCCATGCTAATCTACGCTTGCGGGCTTGTCTTATGCCCCACCAGAAGTACAGTCTCCAAAACAATTTTGTACTCATTATGTATTTTTTGATATCCATAACCTATCCAGTACAAAAAACCATACAGCATTTAGCAAAGGTTCTACTACAGCATCTGTAAGTGCAATGTAAAAAGGTGCACCTGTAAAATACATCACACACATTGCAGCAATAAGAAAGTGTCCTATTGTGTATACCATAGTGCGTAACAGTGTACCTTTTAGTGCTTGATATGATTTTGTAAACTCACTCATTTTCTTTCCTATAAAACTTAATATCACAGTAACCACACACTACATAGCCATCATGTGGAACTTTATAGTATGTAAGAGGATGGTCATTATTATCACCACTGCACTTTGCAGTGTCGCCATCTACATACACAATACGTTCTTGGAAGCCTTTGATTCTTTTCATTTGTAGATAAACGGATCCTTTTTCCGTAACTCTTTCATGCGTTTTCTAAATGTAAGCTCTTCTTTGATTTTTCTATAAGGCCATAATATGATATTTTTTAACCAAACCATTTCTTTGCTCTCAATCTAATTTTTAATGGGCTGCTTTCCGCAGCACTTGCTATGCTGTATAATGTATACAGTCTACCGTACTTAGCTACAGCATCACCTATGTCATTGATATCCTGATCCCACTCTGGCATGCTAACATGCCAACCTCTATCGATAGCCTGCTCTACAAGTTTACTACCTGCCTTGTCTCTATCAGGTACAACATAAATGTCTTTGTTAAGTTTGTTGAGTAGCAGTGCTTGTGCATCATTTATATCACTTCCAGTAAGTGCACAGCCTTCAACATGTAGTGCATCAATAGGTCCTTCGCATACTATACAAAATACCTTGTGCGGTCTTTGTGCATCCAAGTTAAACACATAACCCGGCTGTGAGTCAGTTAGATACTTTACTTTGTTATCCCCTACTGTACGGGCTGTATATCCAACTATACGCCCCTCGTAGTAGAAAGGTATAATAAGTCTATCTCTATAAGCAAGTGTTGGCGACCAGTGATAATCTATGTCCTCGATACTTAAATCACGTTCTAACATATATTGAAAGCAACGTGTGATTCTTTCATCTAAATGACCAGCCTCTGCCCACATGTGTTTAGACAATGGCTCTGCACCTTCTGGTAGTTGTGTTGTAGCAAACTCAGGCAGTTCAACAGAATATTTTTGAACTTCTACACCTTCGTTTTCACGCATTACATCTAGTGCAAGTTTTGTAATATCACTGTCAGGAGTGTTTAACCACTCCAAAAGTTTTTTGAACTTATAACTGAGATTACGTCCTGGTTGCCAACTTGCTTTGAAGCCGCAGTTAAAACAGTGATAACTGATAACTTCGCCTTCATAAATCACACCGCCTCTGCCTCTTGTATCTGCATTTTCATTATTGTGAACACAACAAGGCGCATTGAAACTGGTCCACCCACTAGGGGTAGTTTTGCGCTTTGCAGGTAGATATACATTCAAAAGATCAGATACGATGCTCATACAAGTATATTAGCATCGTATATTTAGATTGTCAATGGTTAAGTGATATGCTATTGACTGTTCCGTCTGTGTACTCAACAACAGCTCTCAACCATACATAGTTACCTGTAAAGTTGTATAAAAAAGATCCAGTGTTATAGGCACTGCTGTCGTTTGAACTTACTAGTTCGGCTGAAGATAAGGTAAACCAATCAGTTGCTGTTGGATTAGTAGATAGACTTGCTTGTATATTAATGCTACCAATAAACCCAGTCACATTATATTGCACAGTATGAAACCCGTCAGTTCTACTGTAATAACCGTCGCCTTTAAACGCATTGCCTTCTACCGTTTGAGTACTACTGTCTCCTGGGTGCGTTTGATTTGATAACATTGTTTCGCTTGTAGATGCCATAACGTATTTACCTTAGTTTCTTATTAATATTTTTGTAACTTTTTCGTCTGGGTCGGCACTTAGCTTAAAACGTAAGAAGTTGTAAACTCCGTTAAAGTTAGCCGGTACTGGTTCTGTTTCTGAACCTGTAAAAGTTAAAGTAGATACAGTTGTCCAGTTGTTATCTGTAGTGATTTGGTTATCTAATGTAGCTTGTATTTCAATATTGCCTACATAAGAGTTTGTGTAAACTGCAACTGTATGTAGTGCTTCGTTTCCGTTTAATCCTGGATCTGCTGTAATACTATCTGTAGTATCAGAGCCAGCTACCCAATAATCGCTTTCTTGATAAAAGTTTGTAACTTCTATACTAGCTTTTGGTCCTGCATAGGCATGCCCATCAACAAATATAGTGCCTGCACTACCAAAGTTTCTATCTGCATATGTAAGTGTATTTCCTGATGTTGATTTTAAATAGATGTTATAATGTAGATATTGCTGTCTAACATTAAGTAAATCATTTTCAGTTACAGTAACATTAAATAAACCTTTTGTAGATGTAGTAGAACCGTCATCTGTTACTGTACATTCTTTTTCAATAATCTTACTGTTGCTTTCGTCAAAAATAACAATCACAGGTGTGTCGGTGATTGTAACGGGCTTTTGATCACTGTTTAGCATTCTAAACTGAAACTTGTTATCAATACCTCTATACATTTTAATTTGTCTACTATACACTGGTCTATACTCCACAAGGAATCCTGTATCATTTAAAAGAATATCTATTTTGTTATCGACTAAATATCTAGGTATAAGCATACAGGAACCTTTTTTTATATAAGTATTTATCGGCATGTTATTAAAAGAAATAGAACAACAATATCCATATATTAGTGTAGTTGCATACGGCGGCAATGAGTACGTAGGTATTATAACAAATCAAGATCAATATGTTACAACAATGTATGTTTATACAGCATTAAAGACTGATGATCATAAAAAACTACTTATTGATCTTGGAGAAATATGGTGGTGGGAATCTAATAGAATGATTCCTATAAACATTTTTTTAAAAAAAGAAATAGAACCGTTATCTTATAGTATGACTACTTTAAATAGTAAAACTGTAAAGTTAGTTATTGGTCCTTGTGTAAATATTAATAATCTAAGTATAAAAAGAGTAAAACGTAAAAGTGTTCAACTTGTTAAGAAGCCTCGCTAAGTTGTTCACACACTAGATTCATATGCACTACAACACTTACAGCATATGCAATAGCGTGTGCTTTCTTAAAATAATAACTTCCGTCAGTGGGTGCGACCCACACATTTTCTAATATCGTTTGCCAAGTTTCGTTGACAAGATGGCGTTTGGCAGGCCGAATCATCGCTAACACTGCTGCTAACTGCTCTACACTCTGAGGCTTTGTTGTGCGGAGTATATCTCCGTGACCGGAGATATGAAAGATAAGATCTGTGAAATCGTTGTGTAATAGTAAGTCCCATTGTGGTTCACTTTCCATTAGTGTGTGTAAGTGTGCTTCATCTCGAACATCATTATAGATGTTAACATTAAGAAAGTCTAGTTTGAAGTAACCTCTATCTTCTGCTGTTTTATAATCAATAGTAGCAAGATTGTCCACAGGATTGTGTGGACACTCGGTTACATACACACCAGTGTTGTGCTTCTTTCCTGTATCAAGTTTTGCCACACGGTGTTGTATCTTAGATAAGATAACACTACGATCAGCAAAGTCGATATCAATATCAGGCATTAAAGTTTACCTTCTTCTCTCATTTGTGCTCTGATCTTTGTAGCACTGATGTTGTGTATTTCTTCACCTAAGTCATGCTCAGTAAAAGTATACCCAACGCCACGACCATAGCTAATATCTACAATGTTTGGGACTTGCATAATAACATATTCTTGTCCATTTGTAAAGCCTTCTTTATCTAGTGCTTGTTCTATGTTATTAAAAACATCGTCGAAGCCAAAAGGATTATCGTCTTGAATCATTGTACGGCCACCGCTTACATCACCTTCTGCCATAAAAACACTTCGCACCATAATAATAACTTGTCCTGTTTCAAGCAATGCTTTTTTAAATAGTGCTGTGTGTCCATCATGCCAAGGTTGCCACCTACCTAGCATTTGTGCTGTAGGCTTTTTCCAATCAAACATTATTTCTTTCCATCCAAGTTTTAACCACTTTTACAAGTACTTCGTGTGTATCGCTAAACCAGCCTTCTACGTGATAATCGCAATGCGGCGGCTCTACAAACATTTTATTTGTATCTTCAAATCTACCTTCTTTGATTGTATCCATCCACACAGTAAAGTCGGGGTTAAACTCCATACGTGCTTGTTCTGTAGGACATACAAAGTCAGCAACTGCAACTTTGCCTGCACGTACAACACCATCCGCTAGATAACGCATACGTGCTGCTTGACGCATACGTCCTTCTGATGAAAAGTCCCAGTCGGCATAATGTCCGCGGATTTCGTCTGCATTTAAATGCACACCTCCAATCAGTTCTGCAAATGGTTTTGCCAAAGTGGTTTTGCCACTACCTGGTAGACCAAAGATTAATACTTTCATAGCTTTGCTTCCTTTGCTACCGACTTTACAAGTTCAACATCACTAGGTTGTCTTTTAAAACGCAATGCCCAATGACTTGGATCTAATATATTCATAATCATTTGTAACTGTTCTTCATTTAGAGTGTTTAGTGCTGCTTTTCCTGTTTCACAGTTAAGCACAAGCCATGGAGATATTTTGCCATCTTTGATATCCCAAGCTAGTTTGTTTGTGCTAACATATGCAAAGTAGTGATTGTATACACTGTCTTTTTCTTTTGCCCATTTAACCATGGTATTTATACTGCGCTCTAATGCAGTTTCAACACCTTCTTTGCGAATAAGTTCAATGGCATATTTTTCATACATTTCTTCTCTACACCAATGATCAAGTTTTACATTACTAGTAACAACATAATCAATATACTTGTCAGGGTATAAAGGTCGAACATTATTAACAAAACTTCCAAACTTAACAAAAGCATTATAGAAACTGCTTTTGACAAAATCTTCATATGTTTTTTCTTTCTTATGCCCTGCACTTAGTTTGTAAAATCTTTGAAATGCATAAAATCCAATTTGTACAGGTTTGTCATCTTTTTGTAGCCAACGTCTTTTTGGCTCGCATACATGTGCAAGTAAAGTACTTTCTTTTACATAACTTTTTCTGCAATACTCGCAAGTGTGTGTTTTAGATGTCAACTTTTTCGTAACCGTGTTCTCTAGCCAGTTCTTTGATTTCTTTTTTTGTAGATATTCTAGCAAGTGTTTCGACCTCGTCCATTTTCATATTTGGATATATTTGTGACAATAACTTTACTGCTTTGCTGCTGTCGTCTTTTTTCTTTTTAAGTCCAATCCAAGGATGAAATTCTTTTTTTCCTGTGTTGCCAGCAACACATAATAGTTGCCATTGAAGTTTTATGTGATTAGTACCACCTAACACATTCCAGTTTTTGTTATAGTATTCATTAACTTTAAACACAGCCAATGCTTGTTTATCATAGCTGCCTTTGACACTGCTTATATATCGATTTAGATTCCACAAGTCTCCTTTGATATCTTTCTTACCATCTTCACCAGCAGCATCATACAGCTCTTTGAAGCCCATGTCTATGCTTGGAATAAGTTCCTTGAATAAGTCTAGTTCCTTGTTTGCCACTTTTCTAAATCCTCTGGCGTGTTAATCTCAATACCGTCAAACTCAACTTCTACTACACCGATCTTGATACCGTTTTGTATCCAACGTAGTTGCTCTAGTTTTTCAATATCCTCTTCTACAAACTTTCTACTGGTAGTGTACATTGCTTTGGCTTCTCTGTTGTAGCCATACACACCCAAGTGGTGATCACCGTATGTGAGACTTGCACGTAAGAACCAATGTGCTCTACCTCTGCTGTGTATCATTTTAACACTGTTTGGATCATTTCGCAAGTTAAAATCCATCGGTGTATATGCTGTTGCTACATCACTTCGTTGTAGTTCGCCTTCTACAGCACGTATAATACTTTCTGTTATATCTGGCATATCGCCTTGTACATTTATATATCTATCATATTGTAACACTTCGTCAATAACTTGCATACAGCGTTCTGTGCCATTTTCTGCCTCACGTGTCATGAGACATCTATTGGCACCCATATAGTTGTAAATGTCTTGATGATCAGTTAGCACATAAGTATCAAGGCCTGTAGCAGCACACTTGTTGTAAACGTGTTCCACCAATGGCACACCTTTTAGTATTGTCATCATCTTACCAGGAAAACGTGTGCTTGCATATCGTGCAGGTATTAGTATTGCCGTTGTCATTTGTTGCCTTTCTATAATCTACCAAATGCCCATTTTCTTTCTTCGCACCACCAACAGTTATCACAATGAGATTCAAATGTTGTTGTTGGTGTAGTACAACTTCTTGTTTTATCAAATAAATCTTCTATGCCTAGAATACGGTATGCGGTTGCAACATCACGTTTATCATGATTTTTCATAGGTGAAAAATGTTTACCATTTATTACGTGTGAATGTTTTTTGCTCCTATCGTCATCTAATTTGTCGTATTTTTTTGCAAGTTTGTTAAAACTATGATCTTGAGGTTTTGCAGTTATTGCTGTTATAAATCCTTCAATACCTTCTTGGTAATGTCTACGTTTTTGTTTTTTCATAAAATCAAGTTTTTCAAAACCTGTTCCTGAAAAGTTATGTACTAAGTGTTTTCCTAACTTTATCGGATATCTTGCTATTGTATACTGTATTATATTTTTTGAAAATATTTCTTGAAAAGGTGCCTCAGATTCTAATATAGTGAATGGAAAGATTGTTTGATTAATACTATTTTCAAAAATATATTTTGCTGTATAATAAAACAATAACGCAGAATCTGCACCACCACTTATACTAAATGCCAAGTTTTTTTTATTTCTTGGATAGTGTTCATTATAAATATCATCTAAAAATAGTACACCTGGTATCAACGAAAACTCCGTACAGTTTGATTGATGTGATATAGTTGACGCACTGTTTCTGCAAAGTCTTCCAAGCGTAGCATATTAGGCCCATCACTTGGTGCATTATCTGGATCAGGATGTACTTCTAAGAAGAAGTTATCAACACCCATGCCAGCGGCAGCATTAGCAAGAGCTGGAACATAAGCCCTATTACCACCACTGCTGTCACCTTGGCCTCCTGGCTTCTGGACTGAGTGTGTGACGTCAAATACCACAGGAACAGGAAAGTTGTCACGCATATACTGGATGCCAGTAAAATCAGTGACCAAAGTATTATATCCAAAACTAGTACCTCTTTCTGTTATCCAAACTTCTTTTGCACCATAGTGTGCTGTTTTACTTAGTATTCCTTTGACATCCCAAGGTGCTAGGAACTGTCCTTTTTTAACATTTATAATACAGCCACTATCACAAGCTGCTTTGATTAGATCAGTTTGTCTGCACAAAAACGCAGGTATTTGCAGCACATCAACACTGCTGGTCATTCTATTCCAGTCTTTGATTTGATACACTTGTGACACATCATGCACATCAGTTAGTGTTTTTATTTCTAAACTTTTTTTGATTATATCAAAATGTTTTAGTGTATCTTCTAAACCAATGCCACGTTTGCCTGTTATGCTTGTGCGATTGGCTTTGTCAAAACTTGCTTTAAAGATATATTCAATATCAAATAAATCACATACACGTTTGCATTCTTTAGCAATATCAAAACTATGTGATAAACTTTCGTGCTGACACGGTCCGGCAATAATTCTCATGTTAGTCTCCGTCTCTTATAATATAATAGAGATCCAGTGTTTTGTCAAGTTGTTTCCGCAGTGTAGGATGTGTATCTGCCAATGCAAATAGTTCTCGCCAACTGTCGTATCCTAAATATCCTTGTGCTTTTGCTACGCCCTCTGCATCTCCACCTATGATCCATCTTCCTGGATAAATGCTTTTTTTAGGCTCATCTCTAAACCGTGCATAAACTACACCTTGAGCTCTCTCATATATAAGAGCTTCGCCTGCTAGGTCTTCATTTTTTGGTCTAAGCATCACGCATTCCGTTAAACACTGTTTTTGTAAACTGTTGATTATCGTTATCAATATCACCGATTAAGTTGTATGGTAAATCCAAGTTTTTCAACAGTGTGTTAAAAGCCTTTACATCTTTGGGCAAACACATGCCACTGTATCCACGCAACTGTTTATTAACATCTAAATACAAATCGTTAGTCTTACCTGTTGTTACATATGCATCTTTTATTTTACTGTAATCACATTCAAACTGCTCTGCAACTTCGTAAAAAATATTTGCAAAAACAATACGCAATGCAGCATACGTGTTGTTATAATATTTAAGTATTTCAGCTTCTGTAGGTGATAGTTGTTTTGTATTTTTTGGCAAGTGTCCATGTGCTTCAACAATCTTTTTGTATACATACGGATCGTTTGTGCCCACAGCCAATAGTTCGTGATTGTTAATAAAGTCGTCGGCTGCACAGCGTTCACGTAAAAACTCTGGAGCAAAACAGATACGCAAATCTGCATATCTTGCAATCATAGATTCTGTAAATCCAACACTAACTGTGCTGCGAATGCAAACAATTCCTTTATAATCAAGACTGCTTAAATCGTCAACTACTTGTTCTACAATTTCTGTGTCACAATCATTTTCTAGATTTGGTGTTGGTACACAAACAAAAACTATTTCTGTATCTAATACATCTTTGATTTCTGTATCAAACTTAATATCGTGCGTGATAACTTGATGTTGTAGTAACGTAAAACCAGCACTGTTTGCACTGCCCACAACACCCATTCCTATGATTCCTAGTTTCATAATAAACTTTCCACTGTTTTCTTTAATCCTTCTTCCAAAGGCGTATAATCTGTAAATCCTGTTAGTGTTTGAACAAGAGTAGTATCAGGACATCTACGAGTAGCACTACCTTTAAGTCCAGGCAAGATTTCTAATCTATCTGGGTTAATGCCCATGTAACCCATTATCATTTTTGCAACTACTGAAATACTTATTTCATTGTCGTTACCGACATTTACGGTTTTGTTACTGACATTATTTACAAGCATGTCTGTCATAGTAACAGCATCATTTACATAACAAAAACTGCGTGTGTCATTGCCGTTGATATAGTACAATCCGTTTTTGCATCTTTCAATAAACTCGTTTACAAAATGATCAGTTTGTCCTGGACCGTACACATTAAAGTAACGAATAATCAAATAGTCAAGTCCACTGTTTGCAACTAGATTCTCTCCTAGTGCTTTTGGAATACTGTAACTCCAACGAGGATTGGTAATATCGTTGTACATAATAGGCACTGCTTCATCTGTAGGCACATGATAGTATCCGTTGTCAATAGTGCTGTTGAATATTTCACAAGTACTAGCAAACACAAACTTTGTGTTGGTATTTCTGTAGCGTTCAATAAGATTTACAGTGGGCAATGTGTTGTTGATTAACACATCTGTAGGATGATCGTAAAACAACCGTGTGCCATTAGTTGCAGCTAGATGCACTATTACATCAGTATCGGGCATGAGTTTTGTTGTATTTGAATCAGCTAAGTCTTCGCCTCTAATCTTTTTATCATATGGAACAACATGTCTTTGCTGTTCTTGCAAAAACTTATAGTAATGACTGCCTATAAAACCATGCGATCCTGTAAGTAACATTTTCATTTTCTATTGTACCATTTCTTTTTTTCAGGGCCTTTGTCGTGTGTAAAATAGTAGTTAAGTGGACAATGATTTAGCGGAGTGTGAGTATCTACATTTTTGTATTTCATGCTAGACAGATTGAAAACATATTTTTCAAAATGACTTGCTGCTAACATACACACCTGTCCATCATACCATCTTTGTATTTGTTTTGGCTTACTATTCATTGTATAATACATTTCGTATTTGTCAACAAAGTTGTTGTATTCCGGATGCTTTTTGTTGAATACTACATAGCCACTTTCTGCACTATAGCCAGTATCACCTAAATAACTGTGATCAAATAATCCAACAAGTTTTTCTTTTTTCAAAGTATTGTCAATGATGCTGCCATCAAACTTGTTATGAAATATTATGTCACTGTCTATCCAAATCAACCTATCTGCGATAATATGTTTCAGTGCATATAAAAAAGCAAAACCTTTTTTAGCAAACTTTTGTTCTTTACTGTTGTTGGTTTTAGTGCAAAAGTTTTGCCAATCGGGTTTACAAATATAGTTCCAATCATAAACTTTTATTCTGCTATCAAAGTTTGATTCAACATTTTCTGCAATAACACAAAGTTCAAAACTTGAATCAGCATATTGATAAAAAGTATCCATCATTCGTTTACCACATAAATCATAATAATCTTGATTCATTGTGGTAACGAATGTGTACTTGCGTTTCTTGGTGCCTAGTGTTTTATACTTCCGTGCCAACCGATCGTCTTACAATATCGTTATGATTAAACTCTGCCCAGTATAGTTCAAACGCTACACCATCTTCAAGTCCTTCAAACTGATGAATAACACCTGGCTTGACTTGTGTAAAATCGCCTGGACCTAAAATAGTTTCATCAACTAAATCATAATCTTTCTGCCAAACACGCACAAGCATTTTACCCGACTCTACAAAGAAGCCATTCCATTTGAACCTATGTTCGTGTTCGCTACATTTATAACCTGCTTTATATTCAATACGATGAAACTCTAGTACACCGTTAGCGTGGATAAGTTCAGTCTGTCCCCAAATCTTTCCTGCTTTCATTATTCTTCTCCTTCAAAAAAATCAGCAAACAATCTTAAGCCTGTTTCCCAACTAATAGGCTTATTACCTATTTGTGGTTTAAAACATATTGTCCATCTACCTGGAGCATCTTCTGGATTGTATGTATCGTGCCAAACACCAGTGTTTACTAGTGTAGGTTTATTAGTATTTGCCTCTCCAATTTTTACACAATCTTCAATATTTGCGTACTCAACTAAACCATCATACATACGCTGATCGTCTGAAATATGAGGCTGTTCTTTAAAACTTTTAGTTGCATCATACCATCTAATAACACCACCGTCAACTCCGTAGCTAATGTTGATTTTACATAATCTATCACCGTCGTGATGAATAGGAATACTTTGACCTGGCGATGTATAAAATGCTTCAACCTCGTCTAATCCAGCACCGCACATTGCGACAAACTCCTCCATTTGTTCATCGAAATATCCATACTTTTCTGTGATATTTTCTTCATTAAAAGGATGTGAATACGTTACTTCTAGTAGTGCATCAGGTCGTTTTATTTCAAACGGTAATTTTAAATATCTGTATAGGTTATTCATAGTAGCTTTCCAAAATCAATTATTTCGCTTTGTCTATTTACATCTTTCACAAAAAATGCACACAAACTATTTTCTTTTTCTTCTATAGGAATACTTAGTAAATGTCCATTTCGCATTTTAGGAAAAAACCATTTTACATCGTTGTAAAAGTTTGTTATTTCAACTGTGCCAAACTTAGGATGGGTACTAGTTAAGGGATTAAATAAAAACGCTTCAAATCCTCTTTCGTTTAAACTAGTTAAAGGTAAAACTTCTAAATCACTACCTGCTTGACTACATCCAACAGCTAAACACCAATCTAACGGCATTGTTATTTCATTACCGTTTATTTCTAAAACTACAGCAGGCGAGTTAAAGGACTCTAAAAAGATTAAAGGATTAAAAAAGAAATCTGGTTCTTTAGGATTACTGTTATCTAATATAGAAAATCTTATTTCGTCGTCTATTGTTTCGGGTATTTTATTCAAAGAAAACGATGTGTTTTCAAGTGTTAATATTCTCATTTATTTCCAATCTACTTTTTCTATTGTAAATGGATACTGCGCCTCTTTGTAAAACTTTTTACGTTGAGTAAGGTGCCGCTTCGCAAACTTACAAGTGCTTGTAAGATCCCATATTTGCACGAAGTCTTTGTCCTTTGCCTTTCTAACGCCTCTACCTATAGATTGAATAACTCTAACAAAACTTTTTCCAGGTTCAATAAGTACAAGGTTAAAAATACGAGGGATATTAATACCAACAGCAGCGACACCATAAGTGGCAATAACCACTTGATTATCTGCCGTGTTGATTTCGTCATACGCATCTTTTCTATCCTTTAGTTTTACATCGCCTTTTACGAATGTTGATCCTGGTATAAGTTCTTGTAGCATCTCGCCTGCACTAATCCTATCTACAAGTATTAGAGTATTGCCTGATTGTTTTACACTGTTTAATAGTTTGCCTATATATTCGATTCTTGCTTGATTTGTTGTTAAATATTTTAATTCTTCTTGATAGTTTGTATGTGCTACTGTGTCAATAAGTTGCACAATATTAACATGACATGCTGAAAGCACTCCTTTGTCTTGTAGTTCTTTTGCAGTAATCTCGCCAATGACTGGACCTAAACTTGCGTGTATACTTTCAAACTCAAACTTTTCTTTAGGTACAGTGCCTGTTAGTCCCCAACGTATCGGAGCATTACGCAAGTTACGTGTTAACAAGTTTTTAAGAACTTCTGCTTTTGCTTGGTGTACTTCGTCCACAATAACTGTGCTTACACCTTCTAAAAACTCTGCAAGACTTAAAACTGCTTCGCCATCCTTGTGTCTTTTGTCTAAAATGTTTAAACTTTGCCATGTACAAATAGTATGTGTTTTGTTTAACATCTTTCTATCGCCAAAATACACACCTACATCTAGTCCACAGTTAATATAGTCTTCTTCAGTTTGTTCAACTAGACTTTTGTTAGGAACAATAACAAGACTACGACCGTACTTTTCACTCATGTGTGACAGTGTAGCAGTTGTAATAGTTTTACCTGCACCTGTTGCAATCTGTTGCAGGCTTTGTGGATTGTTTGCAAAGTTGTTGATTGCTTCGACTTGATAGTCACGCAGAATGATTTCTTCACCTTCTGCAGGATGTCCTTTAGGCCAGCATACACCTTGGTCAGCCCAATAGCGTTCTGTTACTGGTGCAAAGCTCAAGTCGATTGGATGACGTCTGTCTTCAATATCAACTATTTGAACATTGTTTTTAGCAAGTACTTCAGTAACAATATCCAAGTGATTAACATAGCCAGTACCGCCAATACCAAAAAAAGCAACTTTGCCGTCCCACCTGCCAAGTTTATACTGTGGCATATATCGTGCGTATGGCACATCAAACTTGAGAGCATTTGATAACTTTCGCCGTACATCTACATCTAATCCTTCTAGTTTGATGTTTACTTCATCTTCTATGATAAGTTTACATGTTGCCATCTAGCATATCTTTCAGTTAGTGGAATCTCTTCGTCATAATATATAAATAGATCACTATTTACTATATACTTTTTTACATGTTTAGTTGTTGGTATACTACTCAAACTTAACACACACATTGGCATCCACTTTGTTCTCAATAATAACTTTGGTAGTTTATTCTTTTTAATATACACTATTTCAGTGGTGTTGTCAACCCAGTTGTTTAATCTATTGTCTTTTACAAAGGTATTAATATTTTCAGAATCGTCTTTGTTATCAGTTCTAAACAAAACACTTTGTTTTTCATCACTTATAAAGTATTTAAATGCATTATATACATTATATACTTGATTGTATTCTTCGTTATCGTCTATTAAAACTAGTATAGGAAATCTATTAAGATGTAATATAGATTCTGCTAGATTTTGAATCGTATACTGACTTGGTTTTACTAGACATTTAATATCTTCTCTTGATGCAATAACAGCAGGCAATGATGAACTAATATTATACTCTACAAAGTCTAATCCGTATCTTCTTTTCCTATCTAGTAAATGTAATCCTGTGTACTCTTTTCCAAGTTCTTTTTCGATCAAACTTTTACTATCGTCTTTGATATTTGAAAAAAGTTGATTATTATAGCAGGTTTTGTACTCAAATTCGTTTGACAGTACATAACAGATTTGGTTGTAATAATCTAATAGTTCTTGATCTATTTCAAACGATGTGTCTTTGAACAGTTTTATAACTTGAAAAATCATATCTTCATTTAGTCTATAAAAATGCTCATGCGATCCTTTTCTATGCACATATTCTTTATGCTTGAACTGTATGCTGTTTATCTTCATTATATCTTTTTTGCTAAAAGGAAATCTTACTTTAATCCATTTCCAGTCAGATTTTGAAGATTCGTATACCATATTAGAATATACATCTTCTGTATCTACTATTTTAATATATTTAGAACGATCAATAGTACGCAAAGGTTGTTTGGATAAAATATCAGTAGGCATTTCTGGAAACACACTAGACAGAATGGTTTTGCACAAGTTGTATTGCCTATCTGTAAGTGCTGTTCCTTTTGCACATTGGCGTTCTATGCTTTCTAATATTTGCTTGTTTTTATCTTCAACACCAATGTCTCTTACATAGTGAGTGAGATATTGTTCTATATATTCAAACATTTATTTGTCCTAAAAGTCTATCTAAAGGTAATCCTGCTGATATTTCTTCAACCGTATACTCTGTCCAAGCATAATCATTTAACCATTGTTGTCTATCAGGATAAGGAATATTTTGTAACTGTCTTACATTATTCATAGCAACTGGATATGCAAGACTGCTTGGTCCTACAAGAGCAGGAACTCCATTTATTACGCTATGTATACCAGGGTTACTGCTATAACTTACAGTAGCGTGTATTCTTTCAAAGTTCAAATCGAAATCATCATATGTATTGTCAATATGTCTAGGTTCTTGTCTGATAACATTTTTATATTGATGTTCTATTGCTTCTAATCTGCAACGAGGGTGCGGACGAAATATAATAGGCAAATCAGAAACAGTTTGGAGTGCCCATATTGTATCCATTACCCATTTGCTCATTCGAGGCATGTCTCTCCACTGAAGACTCTTTTCGTGTTGTCCGCAGATTAGTAAGTATTCGCCTTGTTTACGCCAGGGTCTTAAAAATAACCCCTGACTTTCAGCTCTACTATTATCCATACCAGTAGGACCGAAATAAGCATCACGATTAATTCCATTTAATCCTACCTTCCAAGTTGTGCCACGTTTTATGCCACCTACTTCTAAAACAATCACAGGCTTATCGTGTTTTTGACATGCATCCCATACTTCTTTGTTTCTTAACATACGTCCGTGAAATAACACACTCCATATTACATGTACATCAGCATCTTCTATTCCACCTTTAATAGATGTAAATCCTTTGTTTAAAAGACTTTTTTCAAATGCATCAAATATAGGCTTGCTATTTAAAGCACCGTATTCTCTCCACAATCTAAACTTCATGAGTAAATAATAACATATTTTAAAAGGAACGTCAATGTCAATTACAGTAGTATCAACATTTCATAAACCGGTTTTAGATTTATATGGACAAAGATTTGTTGACAGTTTTAGCCAAAACATAGATAAAAATATTAAACTACTGTTGTATGCGGAAGATTGTGTTCCTGGGAGTAATGATTCTCGTATTACCATATTAGACCAAAAAACTAGTTTACCAAAACTTTTAGCATTTAAACAGCGTTGGAAAGATGTGCCAAAAGCAAACGGCAAATGTCCTCCAGAAATCAAAGCTCGTCGTCCAAGAGATTGGCACAAAGAGTTTAAATGGGATGCTATAAGATTTGCTAATAAAGTATATGCAGTATTTGATGCTGCCGAACGCTGTGATACAGATTGGATTGTGTGGATGGATGCAGATACATTTGTACACTCAGCTTGGTCATATGAAAACTTTAAATATTTCTTACCTGAAAAAACTTGGCTTGCTTATATGGGCAGGGGTAAAAAATGGCCAGAATGCGGTTTCTATGGTATCAACTTAAAAACAAAAGTTGGAAAAGAGTTTTTAAAAGAGTTTGAACATGTATACGAACATGCTGAATATGGAATATTCAGAATGGAAGAATGGCATGACAGTTATGTTTTTGATGAAGTTTTAAAAAAGATTAAAAACAAATATCCAAATGAACTGATTAATAATATAAGTGGAAACTTGATAAACGGCGAAGGACACCCTATCATTAATAGTGATTTAGGAAAATACATTGATCACTTAAAAGGCGATAGAAAAGAAATAGGCAAGAGTAATAAACCAAAAGATCTTATTGTAAAACGCAAAGAAGCCTATTGGCAATAGTTTCTCATATGTTTCCAGCAAGAGCCGTTTGCAAGTTCCTCGAAGTTCCAATGGAACATACTAATACGTTGTAACCAACGTTCTCTATCATACAAGTTTGGATTTTCAATCAATCTAAAATCAGTATTACTTACTTCTCTATTTTGGCTGCTTTCAGGATCTGTTACAAACGAATGATAACCTTGTATAATAGGTCCAACTGCTGCGCTGCTATTATGATTTACAACTGCCCATGCTTTTGAAAGTTCTTCTTCTAAAGATTTTCCTTGTAAACTTATTTTGACATTAGGTAGATTTTTAAGTCTAGTTTTGTTTACGTTTAGATATATTGGTGCTTTTTTATCTCCAGGATGTGGTCTAACTAAAATAGGTCTATCGCTGTGTTGTCTAATCTTGCTTATTGTATCTAGTGCCCATTGTTCGACGTCATATCCTTTCATGCTCCAGCCGCCTTGACGCTGAAGCATTAATATAATCCATTTACCTTGTTGTTTTGTATCTTCTATTTTTATGCCAAGATGCTTGCTTATTTGTCTCCAACGTTTTGGATTAATATTATCATCGCAGTACAATCCTGTTTGTGGAAATACACCATTAAAACTATACCTTAAATAACCAAAAGGATTTGTTTTATCTTTATAGTTAAACAAACTTGCATCTGCACAAGCAACAAATTTTTGTTTTTGTATTTGTGTATCTATTACAGTTTTACGTAATCTTAAATGAGGAGAGCTAATGTTGTCGTATACCCATCCTTGTATAACTCCTACATCGCAATCTTCTATAGTATTTCCTGTGTGCAGTATGCCTTGATCTCCTGCGGCATTTACTCCTTGTGCAAACTTAATAAGCAGCTCTGTTTTTTGTTTATTACTATTTCGAGCTGGAACACTATTATAATAACTAACTACTTTCATTTACTATATTCCATGCATAACCACTTACCATTTCCGCTGCGGTAAACTGACAATAGGAAAGATGTTTTGCAAATGCTAGTACTTCTCCTTTTGTAGGAATATGTAAACTTCTAACATCGGATATATGTGTGTTACATAAAACTGTTGCTGCATTTGGTGCTAATGCAATAGCAGGTTTGCTCATTAATAATGCCTCTGTTGCAGCAATACTATTAAATGTTACTAAACAAACAGCATCTTCTAATGCTTGCCATATTGTATCATTATTAACTCTGTCTTCTCTACTAGGTTTTAGCCTTACCTTAATGGGTATATTTGTATAAGTTTTAATCTGGTCGAGTGTTTCTTCCATCCATTGATTTAAATCTCTACCATAAAACTTCATTACCTTTTCACTAGGAGGACAAACCAATATATAACTACCCCCTGTTGGTTTTGTATAACTCCAATTTAGTTTACGTAATCTGTCCATTGATCTATCTTTTATTGGACCTAGATTTTGTAATGCATTTTTTGTAATGCGATGATATTCTTTTTTCTTGCCAGGTTGAATATAACCTGTATCTATCGCATAAAATGTTCTGCCTATTGACATACATTGTTTTAGAGCTTTTTGACTAGTGCCTCCTAAGCCTCTTATAACTAAGTCGTTATCGGTATTTTCTTCGGTTTTCCAATCACTAATGATTCCGCCAGCACCTAAAATAAAATCTCTACAATACGGATCGTAAATGTCGCCTTTTTTATCGTAGTTAAAATCACCTGGATCAGGTATAATGCTTGCAACTTTTACACCCATGTTTTTTACCTCTATTTTATCTTCACTTGTAAACCATTTTTCTTGTGGATCAATCTTATCATATAAACTTGCATTTAGATTTGCTTTTATAACATCAGAGTAAGTAGTATTATTAATATACCTAGGACGTTCTTTCTCTAGTCTGACCTTTTTTTTTGATCTTCTAGTTCCTTGGTGAGATACAAGCGTTCTGCTTTGTAATACTCATTTGCATATTCGCAGTCTTGATAATCTTCAAACCAAGGACCACCTTCTGTGTAATGTAGTGCTTTTGGTTTACCATCGTCTGGCTCTTTGTACCAGCCAACTAGCCAGTTCCACTCGTGACTGATTGCTCCAATCTTGTCATCGTCTAACCAACTAAATCTATGAAACCATGCACCAGTTTTGTGTTCATCATTTACACACTCGGGTGTAAGAATACTATTGTCAGGATGGCCTGCGTTAAACAAAACTGCACTACTCCAGTTTTTTCTTGGATAAATGTGCTGATCTTTTCCATCCATCTTTGTGCCAGCTTTTGGAGTGTAATCGTGTTGCGCACACATGACTGCAAACTTGTCATTTGTTTTGGCAAACAACTTTGCAACATCATCTAGGAAAATAAAATCACAATCGATAAACAAAGCCCATCCCTCAAAGTTTGCAAGTCTAGGAACTAAGAATCTTGTAAAAGTAAATTCTGTGCTTGCAAGTGTATCTACTGCACGAGTATACATTCCATCTCTGCGTAAGTTATGTTGTTTTAATGGTATTACTTTTACAGGCACAGATGCATGTTTCAAAATACTTGCTTTACATGCTTGAAATGCAATATCTTCTCTACTGTCCCATCCAACATATATTCTAAGTGGTTCAATCTCTTCGCTCAATATCATTCTCCGTTAGTTCTTTTCCCATCCAAACTTCAACTACTTTAGCATCTTTGTTGTCAATGTTAACTGCCTTGTGCCACCAGCCAACAGGAATATCAATACTGTCTCCTGGTGTTAGTAGTGTGCTAGTTCTTCTGCCTATTTTATCTTCAAGGAACATATTTATAACACCGTCAACTACATGCCAATGTTCACTGCGTTTGAAGTGGCGCTGATCGCTTAGTGCCTTTCCTTGATAAAATGTAAGTTCTTTAACCTGCCATTCGCCGTTGCGATCTAATATTTTATATTCGCCCCAAGCACGTTTGGTTACAGGCTTTTCCCAGTTTTTTAATATCCAACTCGAACTGTTCTTTTTATCTTCTCCGCCAACACCAAATACAAAATCTACGTCTTTGTGATCGCCATATATTTTTTGTTCAGGTATTTCTCCGTCAACTCTATCTCCACCGTTAGCGACAATCAACTTACCACTGTTTGTAGCCAGCAAATAGCCAATGGCTTGTGTTGTACCTCCGGTATCATCGTCTTTAACAAGTATAACCTCGTCTACCATATCTAGATGCTTAACGATATTTGCTCTTTCAACAAGTGGCATAAATGGCTTGCCTTTTTTATTAACAAGCCATTCGTCACTGTTGAGTCCAACAACCAGTTTATCTCCTAGTTGCTTTGCTGCTTTGAAATATTCAATATGTCCGCTATGTAGTGGATCAAATCCGCCTGTAACTAATACTGTGGTCATACGGTATTTACTACTTCCAACCGAATATGTAATCTTTTCTGACATTACCTAAGGACACTGCACCTAGTTCTCGCAAATAGTCTGCTGCTTGATATTTTGATTCAGGATGCTGTTCTACTATAACAATAGGTTTGTATTTTAGTATTGTATCTTTACCGCCTTTGACTACTTCTAGTTCGTGACCTTCACAGTCAATTTTTAACATTCCAAACTTAGGTAAATCTAAACTATCTAATGTCTTAATATCAATAGTGCCTTGTCCTACTTTGCTTACAAAACTACCGCCTGTGTTTTCACTATCATAGGTCATAGTAACTTTGCTATTGGTAGATCCAAGTGCAAACTTATTAATCTCTACAGGTAAATCTTTACAGTTCATTTCTAAACAACTATAAACTTGTTCAAGTGGTTCAAATGCAATAACTCGATTAAACTTTTCTACTAAATGTTTAGACCATAATCCAACGTTTGCACCCACATCAACTGCAATATCAAAGTCTTTTACATATTTGTATGCTTCTGCTCTAGTATCGTCTTGGTATTGTGGAGGCCCACCTTTTTTTATTCTTTTTGCTATAAGACGTTCAAAATGCTCATCGGTATCGGGCATCCAATATTCAAAAACTTTTTTCATGATTTTTCCAATACAACAATATATTTTACAACATGTCTTGGAGGTCCTTTTTTAACTTTGGCATATCTTTCAGTTATTTCTTCATGAATAATATTCCATCCATTTAATGATTCTATTTTTTTCTTCCACCATTTAGGATTTTCAATAATTAAATGGGCATTACGACCGTCACTTAATGCTTTCTTTGCAGGATGACATGCTATTAAATGATATTGATATCTTGTAGATCTAGCACACAAATCATTAAGTGTTTCATCAATCAAATCAGGCTCAACATGTTCTAAAACATCACTGCTATAAGTTAACTCAACTTCCTTAGGTAAAGGATTAGGAAATGTAGCAGGATCGAATGTATGTAAATCTATTTCAGGATATGTTTGAGATATAGTAGCACTGGTATGTCCTTTACCTGCGCCAAAATCTAAAAAACTTTTTATATTATTTTCTTTAATAATCTTATGAACTATTTCGGGAATATTTCTATTTAACCCAAATGTTTTTTTATTGTGTAGAGTTTTTAACTCTTCTAAATACTCTTTTGAATATGACATTTAACTTCCTAAAGTGTTGCATCTTCCATGCCTGCTACTCTTAACTTTACTATATTAGTTATCTGCCATTGCTTTTGATCTAGAGCTTTTAGAACACCTAACCATTTATTACGCATTAATGCAAACTCGTTTATAATTTTTTCATAGTCGCAAACATCTTTTTCTCCATCGACATATTTTTCTACATCGCGACTGCTTAATGCACGTTGATAGTTTTCAAGATATTTTTTAAAATATGAGCTGCGTAGTTTTCGCAGCTCAATATTCATATATTCAAGGATTGCTTCTATCTCTTGAAGCTGATTAAAACGATGTTCAACAATACCTGGCATTTCAGATGCTGCTTTTTCAACATTGCCTTTTAACTTTACCTCAGTTTTTGCTGTTGCTAGTTCAGTTTCAAAATGTTGTATTGCTGCAGGTATTAAACTAATATCTCTGCTAACACGGCTATACCAACCCATATTAATCCCAGTCGTCTTCGTCGTAATCGTCGTCTACATCTAAGTAATATTGAATAGCATTATCTAAATCTTTATCATTACCTAGCGATTCTTTTAGTACGATATCATCAACTCCATAGTCTGCAAGTAGATCAACAAACTTTTCTGCTGTTATTTCTACTTGTTTTTTATCTAAGTTTGGCTTAAACAAGTTCCAGATATCAACAATCTGTTCTTCATTCATTCTCGGCTAACTCCTCGTTATGATCAATCACTGCTTCTTCGTCAGCGTTAGCGATATTTACCATTTGTTCTTCTTTTGCCGGTAAATCGGCCATGATCATTTCGAGTTTGTCACCTGTCCAATTCTTACGATATTCTAGTGTTTCAACACCTGTACTATCAATGTATTTGTAACGATTACCTTGTTTCTCAAGTAAGCCTTTTGCTTCAAGCAAATCAAACATACCTGAATATGGATCCATACCTGTTTCGTATGGAATCTTAACTTGTACACCTTCAAACGGTTTTGCGTAACGTGTTTTCATAACTTTACACGCTGCACGAATACCATTTACTGTGCTGGTTTTGTTACCATCTGCATCCTCTTTTAGTTTTAGTTTTTTCATTGCTACAACCATTGAGCTTGCATAGATAAAACCGCTACCGCCTGAGATCTTATCATCTGGATCAAACATATCTTGACTTGCGTATGTGTGGTTAGTAACAACCATACCTACGTTATATGAACCAAACATATTAACACAGTTAGTAACCAATGCTTTTAGTGCTTTGGCCTTACGACCCATATCACCTTTCATATCACCTGCTTCAAACTGATTAACTTCAGTTGGTGACATAAGCATACCCAAACTATCAACTACAAACAATACTTTAGGACGATCTGCTTCGTCCATTGCACGATAGTCATCCATAAATGTTGAAATAGTTTTGGCAACGTCATCAATCATTGCCATATTGAGTTTTAGGATTTTGTCTTCTGTTGTTTCTACACCTAAGGCGTGTAGCCACTTTTCATCAAGAGCATTTTCACTGTCAATCAGTACAACAAAAATACCTTGTTCTTGTGCTGACTTGACAATATTACCAGACACAATATACGATTTACCTGCACCACTTTCGCCTGCAAATACGCTTACTTTGCCTAGTGGAATACCTCTACGGAAATCACCACTGAGCAGATAGTTAAGTGCAAAGTTGCCTGTGCTGATCCAATCTTGTGGATCATTAAAGCCTGCACTCATACCTTTAATAGATTTTGTTAATGAGTTTCGAAACTTGGAAGGATCGAATGCTTTTGTAGCCATACGTATCTCCTATTCTAAAAAGCAAAGGAAAGGGCCGAAGCCCTTTCTATTATTGGTTCTGACGTGCTCTGATCATTGCAAGAATGTCTTGTGCGCCACCTGCATCACCTGCTGGTTCTGCCGCTGCTTCTGGTGCAGGTGCAGGCTCTGGTGTTGCTGCTGGTGCTGGATCTTGCCAACCAGTATCATTTACAGTTTCTTGTACTGGTGCTGCTGGTTGTGGAGCAGGTGTTGGTGCAGGTGTTGTGTTTGGATCACCTGTACGTGCTGCCATACCTGCTGGACGGAAGTATTGACTCCAACGATCTGGATCATATGCTTCGCCATCTACACTTGCTTCAAACATTTCAGTAAGAACTTTAAGTTCTACTTCGCCTGGCTTTTTAGGAAGGAAGTCGTTGAGATTAAACAATCCATGATTGTTAATCGCAGCCATTTCTGCATCACCTAGTGGACGCTCTCTACGTGCCCAATTACTTGCGCCGTAGTCTGCATAGCCACCTTTTGTACCCTTTGACAAACGGAAGTCTACACCAGCAGTGTAATCTGTTGGTAGTTCTTCCATATCTGGGTCCATTAGTGCTGCTTTGATTAGTTGGAAGATTTGTGGACCAATAATGAATCTACGAATAGGATTCTCTGGTTGCGCATCTTCTTTCAATGGATCATCTACAACAAAACCTTGGAAGATATATGAACGCTTCTTCCAATACTTACGACCCATATCCTCAAGACTTGGATCTTTGAACCAACCACGTACCTCTTGTAGGATTGGGCATGATTCGCCATACATTTCCATACACGGAACTTGTACTTGTACTGGACGTGAATCAGTTTCACCTTTTACGCCAGCAAATGGAAGTTTGATCATCAAACGCTCTTTCCAAAAGAAAGTGTTTGAATCGTCGCCATCAGGCAAAAAGCGTAGCGTTGCTTGCTCGCCTTCTTTCATATTCCAAAATGGGTAAATTGCGTTATCGCCACCGCCGCTAGTGTTGCCGCTTGAACGATTTTCTTGTTCTTTGAGCTTTGCTCTAATTTCTGCTAATGATGCCATAGTTATGCCTCCTTGTTTTGCCTATGTTCTATGTGCCTAATATGTGTAGCACAAGTCTTATACTACACAAATGTATTTATCTTGTCAACTAAAAAAATCTCCAATCTTGATCATTTTCGTTAAAAATCAAGAAAGGTTTTTTGTTTATTTTCAATAGTTTACGATTTTTATTGTAAGATATATTCCATAACTTTTTGTATTCAGATTGCTTAGGTCTATCTGTGACAAAGTTTAGACCAGGAGCTGTATGTGTGATTGTAACTGGTCCAAGTTTATCAAGGTTAATCAGTTTTTCCCATTTGTCTTTGGATGTTTTAGAAAAGTAATGCATTTTAGTTAAAGTACAAAAAGTATTAAAAAGTTTCATATCATGCATACATCTGTTATAATCTATAATAAATGTTAACAAAGTATGATCTGGTTGATAATCTAGCATTGCCATTCTATACAATCCAGGATGCACATCTAACATTGGATGATTAGGTGCAATAGTTATTGGACAAAAATATTCATCAACTTGATTACTATAAAAATAATATAACTTTGTTAAATGCCACATAGGCTCATCATCATACCAGGCACCGGATCTATTATCAATGCTCACTTCATAGTAGGTATGATTTTGCATTTTTGATTCTACTTGTGCAACTAGAGCTTGTATTAAATCAAAACGATGTCTTTTTGGAGTCCAAGGATACGGTATGTTTTCTAAAAAAACGTTTTTTCTTATTTTGAATAATATAAGATCATTACGTTTTAATGCTTGTTTTAACGTATCATATGAATAAGGAACTTTAGAACCTGCATACATTTAATAATGTGGGGCTTACCTATATTATGATAAGCCCGCTAATGCCTTTACTCTTTCGGTTTCAGGATATCTGCTATCCATTGTTTTCTTTTTTCTGCGGCTTGCACACATTGCCTCTGCTTTTTGCATGAATCTAGCAGCCGGTTCAACATATTGCTCTCCGTAATCTTTTTCTACCATGGTCAATACTGCTGTTTCGCCTTTAGGAAATGTTCCGTTTTCTCTATCAAAGTAAGATAGAATGAACTCTCCGATTGGTGTTTTTTCTTTTTCTAGTGTGATATCGTCTTCGTCTGAATCTGGGTGATCTATCTTATCGCCTTTTTTCTTGCCATTCATTTTTGCTTGGCGCACTGCGTGTGCATATGCATTGCCTTCTTCTATGCCCATGTTAGCCAATAGTTCATCTACAAACTCTTCTGGTTCTGATTCAGCGTTGTTAAATGTTTTGCCTGCCTCAACTGCTAACTGTTCTAGTTCACTGTATAAGAAATCGCCTACTGGTCCGCCTTTGTTTACTAAATCCATTACCATTTGTGATGGATTATCAGCGTTGGCAATCATATCAATAATTGCTTTTACATTGCTTTCGTTTGTGCTTTGTTCAGCAAACTGACCCATTAATCCTTCAAATGCTGCTTCTAGTTCTAGTTCTTCTTTTGTTTTTTCTGCCTTGCTATATTTGTCTTTTAAACGACCTAGTTCTTCTTGACTTGCGCCTTCACGACCTGCTTGTGCAGCCTTTTTCATATATTCTTTACCGTGCTTTTTTACACCTGTGTAATACTGCAAGCCTGATTCGTCTAGGTCTTCTGGACCTAGTTCTTCTACCATAGATTCACCTACTAGATTGTAAATGTATGGAAACACATCTTTTAACTCTTCGTTAAACTGTTTTACTGTAAGTTGATCAATCCATGCTTCTTCTACATCAGTTGGTACTTGCTCCATTACTGGTGCTACAAAGTTTGCAAATGCTTCTGCATAATATGCAGGTTTTTGCAAGTTTGAGATTTCTTTTTTTACATTTTTTACTCTTGTGTTAACAATATCCATATACTCGCTAAGTGTTTCGGCCATAACACTTTTGCGACTCATGTATGTCTTGAACTTGCCTAACTTTGCTAACTCTTCGCTTAAACTTGTAATATATTGTCCAAAATCATCAAATGCATGACCACCTTCGCTAACATGAACAGCCATTGCTCTTGCACCTTGCAAATGTTTTACAGGATATTTGAACTTTTCACCTTCTGGTGTTTCGATAAAAATAGATGAAATGTTTTTTAATCTACTTTCACCTTCGCCAATTGGTGCTGAATGTTTAATAGCAAGTCTTGCATTGCCTATTTTTTGAAAACTGGTTTTATTTGTACCATACATTTTAGATTCGGCCATAGGATTTTCCTCGTTACGATTTGTTGACAAGTAGTTGTAATCTTTTTTTGTTAAGTTTGCCTTATTAATATCTCTGACATCAAACTTCATCATTCTTTTTTTAGAAAACATTCTTAGTTCTTTTAAAAAGTTGTACCAACCGTCTTGTGTACTTTCTAACTGATTATCAACAAAATCTCTAGAAACAATAACAGTCAATCCTTCAACTGGATCAATACTAACACTTACTTTTCCTAATGGAACATTTTCAGAAACATATTCAAAATCAAAATATCTCGCTTCTTCAGGCACGTTAGTAACTTGCCCATTCTTATCACCTATTGTGACGTTTTCAAAGCGTCCTCTAATTTTGTCAAAAAGATCTTTTGATATTGTGTCAAACTTATTCATATAGTTATTTATCATATATTGCTACTTATAAAGATAGGCATGGGCATTTCGTAATCGTCTTCAGCTTCGATTTGAACAAACGTATTGTAAATCTTAGGATCCCAATCTTTCATGACTGCAATCATTCGCAAAGATAATAATAACGCACTAACTAAGTCGTCATTTGCTCCAGGTTTTGCTTGATAACTACTACCTGTTGCAATATATGCCTTTAGTTCAGATACTAAAGGTTTGCTTTTTATAAGCATTTTATCGTTTTCAATCATAGTTTTTAATCTAGCACATGCAGTCACTTTACTGCTATGTGTTGTGTTAAACCCCTTTCTAAACTTTCTAACATGTCCTTTACGTATAGGTTCACTTACAAACAATCCAGGTATATTTTCTTCGCCGAAATCTTGAATAACTAGCAAAGCTGCTTCTCCTAATCCGTTATTTTCTACACTCCAGTATATACCGTTATCACTGCCACGTTCGTCTCGCAAATATTGGCATATATCTTTTAATACTCTTATTTGTCCAGGTATTCCTGTGGTATTATGTTGCCATTCTGCAACTTGCTCGTAAGTCGGTAACTCTATTACTTGTATTGCAGAATAATCGCCTCCTGTGCCCATACTAGGATCTAATGCAATAGCATAGTTGTATTTGCCGCTTGGTTTTTTGTACCAACGTGTTTGCCCATGTCGTATTGTAGGTTCTGTACCTTCCATTACTGCAAGTTTTATACTATTAATAAGAGTTTCGTCAAATACTAAAAACTCACAACCATATTCTCTACGAAACTTTTCTTCGCCAATACGACCGATTTCTTCTTTTTTCCACTGTTCGTCTCTATCAGGATGTTCCCACCAATCTGCACGGAAAGCATGGAACCCATTGCGACCTACATCATTTTCATTTCCATATTCGTCAAACTTGTCTTCTGCTTGTTTCCAAATAGTAGCAAAAGTATCTTCGTCGCTGTTTGGTGTGCTGGTAAGAATAGCACGACCACCTGTTGCTAGTGTAGGTGAAATACTAGTCCAAAACTCTTCCGCAATGTTAGGTTGCACAAACGCAAACTCGTCACAGTATAATAACGAAATAGACAAACCACGTCCTGTGTTGCCTGTTGTTGTTTGGCTGATTATTCTACTACCATTTTCAAACTCTATTGAACCTTTGTTGTAACTGGTTACACCTGCTCTAATATGATCAGGACAAGTTTCATATACATAACGTATACGCTGCATAATCTCTTGGGCACCTGTGTATTTGTGAGCAGCAATAAGAATAGTTTGATCAGGATTAAACATAGCATACCATGCTAGATAGATACTAGCACAAGTGGTTTTGCCTGTTTGTCTAGGCATCATGTTTATGTTAAATCTGAACCTATGATAACTATCCATTAGTCCTAACTGATATTCATACGGATCAAACAATAGTTTGCCTCTTACAGGATGCTGAATGTGAGAAAAGTTTTTTGCAAAATGCAAATAACCTGTGTCAGGATCCATACAAGCTAATAAGTCTTCAACTTGTGCATTTGTATATGTTTCTTGTTTGTTGGCTTTTTTTACTAATACGCCATCTAATGATTTTGACATAAAAATATTTAGTCAAAAAAATAGCGCCCAAAGGCGCTATTGAGTTCTGGGGGATATTTACATTTTAACGCAGTTGTCTACGGTTTTACCGCCTTTTTTCTTAGTGCCCATGCGCTTGTAGCCTTTCCAGCATACTTTGCCGTCTACGCCTTTTTGTTTTTCTTCAGGCAGTGTAGTGTAGCTAGGCTTTCCACACTCACTGCATGTTGACTTTTTTTCGGTTAATGCTGCCCATAAACGATCTTTAATAGATGCTGTTTCTACAGCAGGATCTTTTACTCTTATTGCTTTCATGTCTTTTTGGCGATGTAAATCATCACCACTTGGAAGCATATCTACAGTGTCCATATATTCTTCTTCTGGCTCGTTGTCATAATCTTCCATTTCTACTTCTTCTGGTGCTGGCATCATTGAAGGTTCGTCTTGCACATCATTTACACTGCCGCTTGTAACTGCCTGTAGTGCCATTAAAACTTTTGCCATTTGTGCAGTGTCATCTAGTTTAATACTGATTTCACCGCCTGGTGCTGCCATGCCGTTGTCCATTCCCATTGGAGGACATTCTGCAATAGCCGATTCCTGCAATGTTTTCTTTTCAACATTGTCGAATCCTTTCAAAATGTTTAACATTGCATTATCCATAATAATCTCCTAGCTTAATACAGCTTTATCATTCATTTTATCATCAGCAGGTGTTTCTGCTTTGTAATCTTTATCGCCATTTTCTTTTTTGGCTTTTTCTAGTTCTTTAAGCAAATCCATTACTCGTGTAGAGCCTACGTCTGCTTGACCACTTTCGCCGCCCATGTCTTCCTGTGTTAACATTGGTTCATATTCTTTTTCGTCTTTTACTTCTTGATATTGTTCTTGTGGTTCGTCAGGATGTCTTACAATAATGTGACTTGCTGGTACATCGCAACACATTGCAATGTATTCTTGAACAGATTCTCTTGTGCTCGGATAACGTACTTCTGCGTCCCAGTAATGCACGTCAATATTTTCAAGTTGCGGAAAATCAAGTGGACGTTCTTGAATAGGTGTTTTTTTGACTTTTGACCAACTTGCAACTGCCCATTTTTCCATACATGTTTTTATTTGTTGTTCACAACCTTCAGGAAGATCGCCAGCAATGCCAATTTTCCAAGGATATGTTCTGTGACTTTCGTTTAATATTTCTTTGATACTGTTCATTGTACTATCCCGTTATACATTATTTATCACTTACACCCTTTAATCTTTCTAATAAACTGTTTCTATCAGTTACTACAAAACCCTCGCCGCTTGTAAATCCATCTGTGTCTCCAGAATCTGCATCTAGTTTTTGTTTCTTAAGTTGTAGCTCAACCATTTTGAGTTTTTTATCTAGTTTAGCAACTTTTGCATCTAAGTTTGTTTTTAACATATTACCTGCAACTTCAAACACACGTCCACTATAACGACTTTCAACATTCATACCTAAGTCCATTAAATCGTCATATGCTTGCATTGCTTTATCTGCTACTTCATTAAGTTCTTTATCAGCAAGTTCTCCTAAGCCTTTTACTTGTGGTAATGCAGCAGCAATCTTGTCAAGTTCTTCTATATCTCTTAATGTTTCTTCAGAAGCAGGAAGAGCTTGTGGAGCAACTTTTTCTTTTTCTATTATTTCTTTGTTTTCAGGCAAATCAAATAGATTTTCTAGTTTTTTTGTCATAGTATTATCCGTTATATACTAATATTATTTATCCTCTACGACCTGTATGGAAAATATCTTGTTCTGTTACAACTCTAAATGTAATTTTGTTTTGTTTACAATATGCTTGAGCAGCTGACCATTTAGCATGATTTAATAATACATGTGCTTGATTCTTTTTACTACGTCCAGCATTTTCCATTGTCATTTGATTACTAGGCTTTACTTCGATTAGTTCAGCTCTTTGTTCACCATTTGCATTTACATATGCAATAAAAAAATCAGGAACATATATTGTATGTTTACCTGTAAAAGGGTTTCTGTATGGAATCTTTATTGCTTCACTGGCCCATTTTGTTACACTAGGATGTTCGTCACAAAATTTCATAAAAGCAAACTCCCAACTACTTCTATATGTTGGAGTTCGCCCACCTATATATTTGTCAGGATTTTTTGGTGAAAACTTGCCTTGTGCATACTTTGCCATTAATCAACGATATTCCTTTCTTCTAATGAAGTATTAGAAGGTGTTTGTCTAAATCCAAGTATGCTGATTTTATTTCTATTTGTATTTAAAATAGCTGTAACAAGTTCGTTTAGTTTTACTTTATCTAGATTTTTTAATGTTTCTATGATTTCAAATACAGGTCTGCCTTCGGCTTTAGCTTGATTTAAAATCAAAGTCCCTGTACTTATAGCTGCTGATTTTTCAAATCCTTTTGATACAAAAAAAGAAACAACTGCATCTACATCATTACTTGCAAAGTTGATACTATCTTTTCCATAGTTTGTAAAAAAACTTTTAGTGGACTTTGCACTATCATTATTTGTTAACGTAGTTTCGTAGCTCATTTATAAAAACCTTTTGATTACAGCTTGTGTAATGTTTTGTGCAGTTTGATTATTAGGAAAAACAATATCTGCTATAGTGCCGCTAACAACGTTTTCAACTGCATTTTCTATACTACCTGGATTTTGCAAAATATTTGCTGCATTTACAACAACATTAGAACCAAATAAGTTTGAGTTTGTTTGTAACTGCTGCGATCCTTTTAGAGGTGCATTTCTTCCACTTAATGGACTTGTTGTTGTTGCTTGTCCTAAAGGACTTGGAGTTTGGTCGTACTTAAAATCTCCAAAACCCGCAGGAATGTTGCCCGGGTCTGTTATGTTTGAATCCATTACTACAGCTTCATAGCTTAAACGCATTCTATTTGTTTTAAACTCTGATCCTTCGCTATTTACTTCGTCGTGATCCCAACTATCAATAAGTGGATTTATTAAAGTAAAACTTGTAGAAGTTGGTTGCAAAGTTTGAGTGTGTAGTTGGAATATTTGAATACTAGTAAAAAAGTTGTCTGTTTTTCCAGGTCTATCTAAACCAAACTTATACGCCATCACATCCCCATTACTATATCCAGTATTTAAACCTTGCGATGTTCTTAAATATGCTGGATCTGTAACAACAGGTGAAGTATCGTAGTTATGAGAAGCATCTGAATAATAATATTCAAAATATTTTTGCCACAAAAAGTTTGTAAGATTTGCACTATCGTCATGCCATGTCATATTAATAGGATCGTATTGTACACCTGTTTGTATAACTTTTTTTCTATTATATTGGTTAAGTGTTTCTGTTCGCATTTGGTAACCTGGTAAGTCACACTGTTTAACCAAGAGATTGATTTCTCTTTTTGCAACATTATCAAGACCGTTTGTTGTAATAGTAATATTAGGATTTATGTTTAAAACTACATGATAAAGATGTTTTAGTTTTGGAGCCAAACGCATATTATTGTCAACAAACACTCTCGAAGCGTGTTGATAATCACGTAGTGTACTACCTGTTACGTTGTTTGCAAAAAGACCGTCGAATATTCCCATAATGTATTTATCTTATTAATAAAGTACCCATAAAATAAAAAAGCAAGGAAAAATCCTTGCTTTTTAAAATGCCAATAGTTTTGTAAAACTTTAGCCGCCTACCCCTGTCGTATTGTTTGTTAAAGGTCCGTCGATTGTTACATCTGCTGGATTTTGGATAGCGTTATCATACTGGATGTTAAGTGTGATAGATACTGGATCGTTGTTTGCGTATGCTAAAGTATTGTAGTTAACTTCTGTTACGTAGCAACCAAATAGTGCCCATGTATCTAGTGTTCTTTCTTCGATTGCACCATTGCCGCCATCTAGAATGTCAATGTCCATTCTAAACTTGTAGTCTTGTCCTGAAACTGGTGCAGCTTGTTCTGCAAAGTCAAACTGTTTCTGTATCTGTGCAGACACAGCAGCTTGCACATTGTTTGAAACATCATCTCTCAAGTTAAGTGTTACAGGGCTCCATGTGTGCTTACCTGCAAGGTTAACTTTTGAGTTGTATATTTCAATTGGCATGTTTTCAAATGTTAAGTTTGGCCTAGTTACATCGATAACTTGCTTTGTAAGTTCATAGTTAGGTGGTGTACCTGTACCAAAGTTAATGAGTCTAACACGGAAGCGATATTGTAGCTTTGGCATTAGTAAACCTTCGTTACTATTTGCTCCTGCATTAGGTACTGTGATTTTGTTTAAACCTATTGACATATTTTACTCCTATTCAAAAGTATTTATCATATTAGGGGGTTCTTTTATAAACCCCCTATTTAATGATATTATAGTCCTGAAATCTCTCCTGTGTTTTTAAGGCGTAGCGGAATGTAAATAAACTCTACTGCCTTTGTTGGTTCGATTGCAATGTCTACATAAAGTTCGTTTCTATCAATTCTTGCTGGTGTGTTGTTTGTTGTATCACAAACTACCAAGAAGTCTTGTATAGCTCTTAAACTTTGTAGTTCTAACATTAGACTTTCTGCTGCTGCCTTAATCTCGTCTCTTGTAAACTTATCATTTGGTTCAAAGATGTAAGGTTTTGCAAGTTTCTTAAGTTGTCCACGTAAGTAAACAACCAATCTTGCTACGTTAACTCTGTCTAATGCACTTGCATTTCTTGCACGAGTTTTTTGTCCGTAAACTACTAAACCTGCGCCATTTAGGAAAGTGATAGGGTTAACATTGTTTTCATAAAGGATATTTCTTTGTCCTTCATTTAGTGCAATGCTTACAAACTCGCCTTCGCCATTAATGTAACCTGTTGCAGTAGCGTTAGTTACGCCACCACGTCTTGTACCTGCTGGTGCAAACCATGGATAAGCAACTTGGTCATTAAGTGCAATAGTACGCAGTGCAATGTGCGATGCTGGAACAACAATATTATTACCTGCATTGTCACTTGTGAATCCACTTGGATAGTAAACACCCAAATATTCGTCACTAGTTACTAGGCCATTTTTATCATCTTCTGCCGAAAGATTTTTGTTTGTTGCCCACTCGCTTAGTGATGTTGTATCACTTGCTAGTCTCATTGGTGAGTCGCCTACAACAAATGCCGTTAGTCCTCTATCAGTATTCAGTGTAATCATTTCACCGATTAGTTCTGGATAACCAGGCGATGCAATTAAGTTAAACACATTTCTTTCATCATCACGGATATCGTCATTGTTGTTGACTGCTGCCTGTAGTGCTTGTACTACAACTTTACGTTGTGCATTACGTCCAAAACTACCCGAACCATCTAGGTTGTTTGCTGATTCAGTTACCCAACGATGTGGATGATATCCTGCCATGCTTTCATCACTCTGACGAGCATTTTCGCCATCTACATCAATGTAGTTACGCTCAAAGCGTTTGACATTAAATCCGCTTCTACGTAGATTCCAAAGAATCATGCCTTTTGGATATAGTGCTGGATCTGGAGCATCTGGATCTAAGTAATCGCTTGTAAGTAGATCTGCAATCGTACCTTCTTCGTCGCTATTTGCGCCTGCTGTATTGTAACGAGCATCATCAAATAGCACACCGTTTTCTGTAGTTTGATCTGTTTTATCTAGCAGAACCCATTTGCTACTTGTTCCATTGTATCTATAGATCATTGGATAGTTTTCTAAATCGGCTGTGCTTACCCAGATATCTCCGTCAACTAATGCAGATTTATCTGATTGCTCAGTTGGCTCCGATGCAGAAACAATAGGACCATCTGGACTCATATCAGCATATTCGTTCTTATATCCTTTCCAGTTAGTTCCATCGTGTACCATGATATCAACTTCATCAACAACACTGCTGTACCATAATGCGCCATCTGCTGGTGTAGTTGTTGGCTCACCGTCTTTTGCAGTGTATGTTAATACATCCCAGTTACTTGCAAGATACTCTAGCGGGCTAGAACTTGAATCAGTACCTGGTTTATAGAACAAGTTTTTAGTGCTTGCTGTGTTTGTTGCAACATATGGTGTAAAGATTGTTCCAATAGAACCGTCTGTATCTGTGATACGGATATCACCACCTATATTGTGTGAAATTGTAACTCTATTATCTGAAGTTACACTTGCTCTTACATTTGTAAGTCCTGATGCGTTAATAGCTGATGCAAGTGCTTCTGCGTCGGCTGCTACACCTGTTGCTGTCCAAGATACAGTTGCGTTTGTTAATGCTGCACTATTTTTTCTTGTTTCTTGTAATGTAAACGAGTATGTTGCTCCACCAAAAGTACCTGTGCCAACAACTGCACTTGTGATTGTTGTTGCACCTGCATTTGCTCTTCTAAAGATTTTAAAGTTTGCTAATGCATCTGTTGCTTCTGATGTATTTGACATTACATATAATGCGCCAACTGCAAGATTTGCTCCGCCACCTGTGCTGTCAAGTTCTTTTAATGCAGTGTGGTTGTTTGCATAGATAGGAGCCTCTACTTCGCTCCACTCGTCTGCGGTTGCATTGTATGTTTTAACTAAGATATTTGCACCACTGTTTGGTGTAGTTGTTTTGAACCAAACACTACCTGTTGGTCTTGGTGTTGTATCAGTTGATTTCCATTCTGGTACTGCTGTGTGTGCAGCAATAGCTAGTTTTGGAAGTGCACGTTCTGCGCCATCTGCTGGTAATCCTAGTGCATCAAGTGTTGCGTCATCACCATATATTGCTACAGTATCTGCTTGTGCACCTGTGTAGAAAATATGCAAGTAACCGTTTACAGCTTTTGCTGTTAAACCGCCAACGCCTGCACCGTTAATATCGCTTACAACGTCAGTAAGTGTTGTACCTGACATTACAATATCTGTTTGTATACCAGTTGAGTCTGAACCTAAATCAACTGTAATGGTTTTACCTGCTGTTACAGTTGGGTTATTATTTACGCCTTTTAAGAACGGATGACTTGCTCTCCATTCAGTTGAACCTACTTCAACCCATACACCTGTGCTATTTTTGTACCATAGTTTATTTGTTGTTGTTACTGCAACAACTGCGTAATCTCCGTTGATACCAACAGAACCTTTTGGTGTATAATCTTCGCCTGTATAATCAACAACTTTTGTTGTATCTGTGATTACAATAGGAGTGATTAGTGTAAATGCTTGACCGCCTGTAGTTGTTGCTGCCTCGCCATTCCATTCAAACATACCATAGTTTGAATCATTTGTATCAAACCAATATGCACCGTCTGCTGATTTTCCTGCTGTTGCTGTTGCACTTGCTGTAACACCATCTAAGTCAAGATCTGCACGAACAATATATGCTCTGTTTGCTACACCTAAATATGAGTATGCAGCTTGTAGACCATATTCGTTTTGTTCGCCGCCGTGAATACTGTTGTTATTTTCGTCGGTATAAAATAGTGGATCACCAAAAGTCTCTGCAAGCTCTCTTTGTGAACTCATCACATAAACTTTACCTGCATTGGCTTTTGTTGTACCAGGCGCTATACCCGTACCGCCTGGATTTGATTTATTTTCCTTTGTTGCTACAAAGATAAGCGGTGTTGTGCCTGGTTCAGCCGGAGTGTAGAAACTCTCGTCTATTACTGAGACCTGAACACCTGGTGATGTCAATCCTGCCATTATTATTCTCCTTAAGGATGCTTATAGTAATATTTAGCAGGTAATCCTAAAAACCACCGGTTTTTAGCGGTTAAGTACGTCTATTATGTAAGAAAAATATTAAATCTGTTACCCAAAACTCTAGATCATCAACTGTTCCATTGTTGTCAATATGATAGTCTGCCATCCACGGTTCAATACTCATTGAGTCTTTTGATTCTGGTGGCAAATGATCACCTCGATCCACCCAGATAGCATAATCAAAAACACCAGTATTTTTCATTGCAAAAAATTCACGTTTATTACGCAAACCACAGTAAATATCGTGTGCTTTAAATATTTCTCTACCAAGTTTTGCAGCATCAGGATAGTTATAATCACAAATAGCATTATACCATTCTGCTCTATGATTGTGTCTGTCTTTATAACATTCTTCTTCCGAAGTATAGTTATACTTCTTTTTTAACATATCATAGATGAACAGTTTAGAACAAAATGCACTACTACTTTCAAAACTATATCCGTGTTTATCTCTTAATATTTCGCAGACTGTATCTTTACCATGTCTACCGTGTCCGACAATCAATAACTTTTTTCGCATAAGTTATATTACATTGATCGCATATATTTGTCAACCAATAGTAAATGCATATCCTGTGCCGCCTGCAACTGCTAAACTTGCTTCTGCTTCTAGTTTTTCCATTTCAGACTGGGCTTCTGCTTTAAGACTCGCTCCATTAAGGCTAGTACCGCCTTGAGGACCTGCAATAGTAGCGAACTTTTCACGTGCTTCTCCTAACATGTATTTACAAGCAGCTAGTGTATAATCTTTGATCCATTGTTTTGCAAGATAATCTTTGAGTATTTCGCTGTCTGGTCTATAGTTATAACACTCCATAAGAACTTCTTCACCTGCTCTTGGACGCTGTAAAATAGTTAGCTTTTTTGTTGTGGAGTTCCATGTAAACTCGATAAAACTACCAAACATACGTCCTACTAGTTCTTGTTGTTGTGCAAACAACTCGTATGTTGCTAAGCCGCCCATACCGCTTCCTGCAAGCAAATAGGTATTAGTGTAGGCAAGATTAAACGGTTCATACAATGTACCTCCGTCTCCGCCGCCGCTGCGTGAACCAACACTTCTACGAAAAATTTTATTTACTTCTGTGATTTCGTTTGGTAATGTATAATCGTTTTGATCTTCAACAAGTTTTAAACTTACATAACTTTCTTCTACACTATGATCGCTACGCATTCTATAACGTGTTAACGCTTTTGTTAAAGCAGTTTCATAATGTATTGGATCAAGTTCAACATCAACCATGCCTCCACCTAGAAAAGTGTGTGCATAATCGTATATTTCTTGTTTCTGAGTTACTAGGTTACTATCGGCCATTTTTTATCTCCAATAGTATTTATCGTATCGATAAATATGTATATGCCAAGACTTAGCTTATATAGACCAAACAAAACAGCCGACTATGAGTTTTTAGATAAAGTTATCTACGAACAGTTTAGTATTGGCGGAACTGACCTTTTTGTACACAAGTTTATAGGAACTGAAAATCCTACTGACGAAGATGCAACAGCAGACCAGCCACAGTATAGTACTCAAAGTGAGAGAAATATTCAAGATATGTTATTCCTTGAAAATCGTGACAGAAAATATGATAAAGACATTTATACCATTAGGGGTATCTATAATGTTTCTGACACTGATTTTAATCTAAGTCAGTTTGGTTTATTTTTGCAAAATGACACATTGTTTATAACAATACATCAAAATGCTAGTGTTAAAACTTTAGGCAGAAAAATTATGAGTGGAGATGTTATAGAACTTCCCCATTTAGCTGATGAATATGCAGCAAACGATTACAGTGTTGCATTAAAAAGATTTTACGTTGTAGAAGATGTTAATCGTGCAGCAGAAGGTTTTTCACAAACTTGGTATCCGCATTTGTATAGATTAAAACTTAAACAAATGGTAGATAGTCAAGAGTTTAAAGACATACTTGATCTTCCTGCAAATGACGATGCAGACAATACACTAAAAGACTTGTTAAGTACATTTGAAAAAGAAATGCAAATCAACAATGCAGTTGTTGCACAAGCAGAAGCAGATTCTGCTAAAAGTGGTGCCGATACTACACACTTGTATACTTTACAAGTTGACGAAAACGGAGTGCCCGAACTTAACACTGTCGATGTTACAGACTTAGACGCATCTAGTAGTATAGAAGCTGATAGAATAAACAAAGCACCGGAAAGAACAGGATATACTGGTTACTTATTAGGCGACGGTATTCCTCCTAATGGCGAAGCATTTGGTAGTGGTATAACATTTCCTACAAATACGCATGTTGGCGATTATTTTTTACGCACTGACTTTTTGCCGAATAGACTATTTAGATATGATGGAAGTAGATGGGTAAAAATGGAAGATGCAGTAAGACATACACTTTCTAACAGCGATACAAGAAATACACAGCGCACAGGATTTGTTAATAACACTAACGAAAGTAATATAGCAGGCGATACTGTAAAAGAAAGACAGAGCTTGAGTAAAGCACTCAAACCAAAGGCAGATAACTAATGCAACATTTTTATGATGGACAGATTAGACGTTACATAACTCAAATTGTTAGATTGATGAGCGGATTTACCTATAAAACTAACGATGGAACTATATCAAGTATTCCTGTGATGTACGGAGATATCACTAGACAAGTTGCCAACATCATAAGAGAAAATAGTGAAAATAAACTTCCATCGGTGCCACGCATAAGTGTTTATGTGACAAATTTAGAAATGGACAGAAGTCGCTCAAGTGACGCAACATTTGTCAGTAAAATGAATATTAGAGAACGAGCATACGATAGTGATAATAATGAATATTTAAATACTCAAGGTAAAAACTATACTATTGAACGTCCTATGCCAAGTCCATATACACTAGGAGTAGCAGTTGATATATGGACAAGTAACACTGATCAAAAGTTACAAATATTAGAACAAATACTGATGTTATTTAATCCTAGTTTAGAAATACAAACAACAGATAACTATGTTGACTGGACTAGTTTAAGTGTAGTAAATCTAGATAGAGTAAACTTTAGTAACAGAACTATACCAGTAGGTGTTGATAGTGAAATAGATGTAAGTTCGTTAGAGTTTAGTACACCTATATATATTAGCTTACCAGTAAAGGTAAAAAAGTTAGGCGTTGTAACAAATATTATTGCAAACATATTTAATGAAGCAACAGGAGATATTGACTTAGGCCAAAGTATGCCTGTACTTAGTGCATATAGCGAAACTCCGCATCCTATTGAAAAAGTTGCAGATAGCAATCTTGATACAACAACAAGGGTAGACGATGTAACAAATAATAGAGTAACAACTTCAACAACATTTAGAGATTATGGTGTTTATATTTTAGGAAATACTGCACAACTTGTTGATGGAAGAGATGTTGGCACTCATAACTGGAGAGAAGTCATTGAAGCATATCCGGGGCAATATGTTGCAGATGTATCTAAAATAACATTACGTAAAGATAATACAGATAGTTTAATAGTTGGTACATTTACATTAAATGCAGTAAATGAGACAAAACTTACTATAAACTGGGATTCAGATACTTTGCCAACAGGAGACGTAATAGAAGGACCTGCACGTAGTTCAAATAGTTTAACAAGCATAGATAAAATAGTAGACCCATATAACTATAATCCAGCAACTGATAAAACTAGTGGATTTAGAGTATTGATATTAGATGATATAAATCCTAGCGATAATGTAGGACAGAATGTAGGAGATACTCCATATAACTTTGCTTATGACGGGCCCGATGCATGGAAAAATGATGACGGTACAGATTTTGTTGCAGGAAAAAATGATATTATTGAATGGGATGGTGCAAAATGGCACGTTGTATTTGATGCTAGTGCTACAACAACATTTACTAATACACAAAATCTTACAACTAATATTATCTACAAATGGACAGGCAGCGAATGGATACAAGCATATGAAGGCGAATATTCACATGGTAACTGGAATATCCAACTCGGTGGATAACTATTTGTATGAAAAAGATAGTATGTAGTGGAGCTCTATTCTATACTCTCAACACTAGTAGATTTTTACTTTTACACAGAACTGCCAGTAAACATAATAATGTTTGGGGTTTAGTAGGCGGTACAAACGAAGAAAAAGAAACTCCATTTGAAGGTTTAACTAGAGAAATAGAAGAAGAAATAGGCTTCCTTCCTGAAATAAAAAAGACAATGCCTTTAGAAACATTTATTAGTAAAGATGATCATTTTCATTTTCACACATATTTGTGCGTTGTAGAAAAAGAGTTTATTCCAAATCTAAATAATGAACATGATGGATATGCATGGGTAAGTTTTAGCAAATGGCCTAAACCATTACATCAAGGACTGACTAACACGCTTAGAAATAAAACGAATCAAAGAAAACTACAAACTGTTTTTGAAGTTGTCAAACTGTTGTCTTAACCAATCAAAATCATTGATTTTGCGCAATGCTTCAAGATTGCCTCTATTATTTTCACCGTATTTTTTGCCGTGAATAGCACCACTAATCGCTGCATCACCAAACAACTTATCTTTACCTCTTGTACACCAAGCATTTAATCTAAACTCGGTTTCATCGTCAAGTTGTCCGTCAATTGCTCTTGCACTTAATTTTACACATTCACGGAAGGCACTACGCCACGTACTAAACTCGTCTGTATTAAACTTGGTAATATTGGATACTCTATTAACAGTTTTAAACAACGGACTAATGCTTGTAGTCATATCAGGCTTGCTTGTGTCCATGTTAATAGTAAGATCTCTTGGTAATAGTTTTACAGCACCATAACCATATATTAATCCATTAATAGGATTTTGTGACTTCCACACATGCACAGTTTTTCTACTGTCAGGATCATATGCAGGTACATAGTAATCAAAGTTAAAGTTGTCAACAATTTGAGCATCTGCGTCTACAATCCAAATCATATCTGTTTCAGCTGTTTGTGCTGCCATAATATGAGCTTGGTGTATACCTTCAACTCCATGCACCCTATGTATAGTTCTTTCAGGAAACTTTTGTAATAAGTTTTCAAAGTTTTCATTTGCATGTTCTTCATCTTTACTAATAAACACAATATCATAAAGAGTTGGATAACTTGCAATAACTTCGTGTTGTTTCTTATTTGTTAAGAAACGCATGTTTATTTCTCGCTCAGTAACCGGAACTTTTTTGCTTACAAGACTAATGCCGTCCCACGCATCGCCGTTTTTAAATACATGATTTGTATTTCTTTCAAACCATTGATTATGAGAAAAATACATATCAAAATCAAAGTTATCTGCAATATTTACTTCAGGCGGAATCATCCAAAACATTTCTGTTTTTGATTTTTTGAGAGCATGTTCGTAATCACTGTAGGTGTTGATTATAAACTTTTCGTATTTAATTGGGCCACTAGCAACAATATTCCATTCTTTTCTTTTAGCAACTAGTCTATGCTCAATCTCTTTTTGTGTTAAAGGTGAACGTTTTGTCAGCAAGAATAAGCCATTGTGTAAATCTTCGTTATTTACTTTGTGTACAAATGTATGATTAATACTTCTATCATAACTGTTATGATGACTAAAATACATAGTCAAATCAAAGTCGTTGTTTATTTTAATATTAGGAGTAGTTGCCCAAAACATTTCGGTGCTCGAATCTTCTATAGCTTCAAGATAATCATCGTATGTTTCGATATTAAATATATCATACGGTTTAGGCTTACTTACTACTGTTTCCCATTTTTTACTATTTGCGTAAAATCTATTTTCTACTTCTTTCCTAGTAACAGGACTATGTTTTGTAAACAAAACAACACCGTCATAATGTTCCCCATTTAAAAATACATGATTTGTTTCTCTGTCATACCTATTATCATGAGAAAAATAAATGTCAAAATCAAAGTCTAAAATATCTAGATCGCTTGGTACACCCCAGAACATTTCAGTTTTACATGTATCTAATGCAGTTAAATAATCATCATAACTATCGATAGTAAACTTGTTATACATTACGGATTTACTTGCAACAGTATTCCATTCTTTGCCTGCGAGCAAGTGTCTATATTCAACTTCACGCTGTGTTACTGGTCTGTGCTTGCTAAACAAAAATAATCCATTACGTAGTTTTTTATCACCAACTTGATGAATAAAACTATGATTTTGTTTTCTGTCATAGTCATTATCGTGGCTGAAGTAAATGTTAAAGTCAAAATCGCTTGTATCTATGTTATTACTGCATCCCCAAAACATCTCAGTATTAGACGATTCTAATGCATTAACATAATCCATGTAAGTTTCAATATTGAACTTATCGTACACAACTTTTGTACTTGCTTCAATATCCCATTCTTTAGCGTTTACTATATGTCTATATAATATTTCTTTTTCAGTAACAGGTGTATGTTTACTGAGTAAAAACAAACCATTATACATTTTTTTGCCATCTACATTATGAATAAATGCATGATTTGTTTTACGATCGTATTCATTATTCCAATCAAAAACTATACTAAAATCAAAGTTATCTGTATTAATGTTATGTGTTTTTGCCCAAAATAGTTCTGTTTTTGTGTTATCTACAGCAACTAGATAATCTTCATATGTATCAATATTGAATATATCGTATTGTTTAGATTCACTTAAAATAATATCCCATTCTTTTCTTTTTACAATATGTTTATGTTCAACTTCTTTTTCTGTAACCGGAGAATGTTTACTGTAAAGTATTACTCCATTATAACTTGTTTGATTACCTTTGTGTAAGAACTGATGGTTAGTGTTTCTGTCATACTCGTTGTCATGAGTAAAATAAATATCTAACGGTGCACATAACTTTGTATAACTCGATAAACCCCAGAACATTTCTGTTTGAGTTTTACTAAATGCTTCAACATAATCATCGTATGTATCAATAACAAAACTATCGTATTGTTTTGCTTTTGTGCAAGGACTTTTCCATTGTTTCACATCTATGATATGTCTATATTCGATTTCTTTACTTGTAATAGGTTTGTTAATACTTAGAAGAAAAATACCATTATACTTGTCATCACAATGCAAAAAGGCATGATTCATATTTCGATCAAATACGTTGTCATGACTAAAATACAAACTATAATCAAAGTTAGAATCATCAACGTTTCTAGACGTAGCCCAAAACATTTCTGTTGTTGAGTTATCTAATGCTTCAAGATAATCGTCATAACTTTCAACAATAAACTTATCATAAGTTTTTGGTTTACTTGCTACAATATCCCAATACTTACATTCAGCAATGTGTCTATACTGGATTTCTTTTTCTGTTACAGGCTTGTTTATACTCATCAAAAACAAGCCATTGTATAGTTGTTCGTCTTTTACTTCATGTATAAATGCATGATTAATATTTCTATCATATTCGTTATCATGTGTAAAATAAATGTCAAAGTCAAAATCACTTGTATCGATATTTTTACTTGTCATCCAAAACATTTCAGTTTCGCATGTATCCATTGCAAACTTGTAATCTTGCCAGCTATCAACTGTGTAAACTTCGTATTTTTTAGGTCCACTAGCAACAATATCCCATTCTTTTCGATTTACTAAAAACCTGTGTTCTACTTCTTTTTTACTAATAGGACAATGTCTACTGATTAAAAATAAACCGTTATAATATTCTTTACCATCAACTACATGTTTAAATGCATGATTTATTTTTCTATCATACTGATTGTCATGACTAAAATAAACACTTGAAAAATCAAAATCACTAGTATCAATATTAGCACTACTCATCCAAAACATTTCTGGACCGTTATTATAAAATGCCATTTCGTAATCTTCAAAACTATCCACAATATACAAAGGATATGTGATAGGCTTACTTGCTATTGTTAGCCATTCTTTGACATTAATAATATGTCTATACTCTAACTCTTTAGGTGTAATAGGAGAATGCTTACTTAATAAGAATAATCCGTTGTAGAGAATATTACCATCTACGCCATGAGCAAATGCATGGTTGTGTGTTCTGTCATATGTATTATCATGAGTAAAATAGATACTAGAAAAATCAAAACTACTTGTGTCTATATTTTCACTATCTGCCCAAAATAACTCCGTTGTGCTTTTTTCAAGTGCAATTTTATAATCTTCATATGTTTCGATTATAAACTTGTCATATTGTTTTGCACCACTTGCAACAATATTCCAATGCTTTACATTTATTAAATGTCTGTACTCAATTTCTTTTTCAGTAACTATACAGTTCTTTGAAAATAAAAATATACCATTGTAAAAATCTTCATTGTCTACTCTGTGAATAAATGCATGATTAATATTTCTATCATATGTATTGTCATGAGAAAAGTATAAATCTTTTACCATGCCACTATAAAAGTCAACGTTGTTTGTTACACCCCAAAACATTTCTGTTTTTGTATTTTCTAGTGCATTTAAATAATCTTGATATGTTTCTACAACAAACTCGTCGTATATCACAGGCTTACTTGCAATAATATTCCATTCTTTACGTTTTAGTAAGTGTTTGTGCTCAATCTCTTTTTGACTAACAGGATTGTGTATACTCATTAACCACAACCCATTATACAAGTCTTTGCCATTTACTTGATGTATAAATGCATGATTTGTTTTACGATCATATTCGTTACTATGTTCAAAATACTGATTAAAATCAAAATCTATACTAATATTAGGAGATGTTGCATAAAACATTTCTGTTTTTGTATTATCTAAAGCATATAGATAATCTTCATATGTTTCAACATTAAAAATATCATAGGATACTGCGGTACTTAAAACAACATCCCATTCTTTACGTTTAGCAACAAATCTATGTTCGACTTCTTTTTTTGTAAGTTTTTTATTTTTGTTTATAAGATATAAACCTGTGCGGAAAGTATCATTATTTGCAGCATGTAAAAAACTATGATGTTGATTTCTATCTATTACACTGTGGTAGCTGATATAAAAGTTTTCAATAACATCATAATCTAGGATATTGAGATTTTTACTGCTCATCCAAAACAAGTCTGTTGTTGTATTTTCCACTGCATCTAAGTAATCTTGATAGTTGTCTACTTCAAAAATATCATAAGATTTTGGAAAACTTGCAACAATATTGTGCTCTTTCTTTTTTACAAAAAACCTATTGTTTATTTCTTTTTCGCTTAATGACACATTTTTACTAAGCAAGGCAATACCGTCATACATGTCATTGTTCAAAAATACATGCGTGATGTTTCTATCGTATTGATTGTGATAATTAAAGTATAAATCAAACTCAAAATCTGATTTAACAACAACATCATCAGGCACTGCCCAGAACATCTCTGTTGAACTACGCTCTAATGCTAGTTTGTAATCATCGTAGTTATTGACTACAAACTGATCAAACTTTTTTGGGCGGCTTGCTACCACCTCGTGCTCTTTTTTATGAGTGTAAAATCTATGTTCAAACTCTTTTTTAGAAACTTTAGCGTTTTTTGAAAACAGTGCAATACCGTCGTAACTTTGATCATTTAAAAAGACATGATTGATGTTGCGGTCAAACTTTACATGATGATCAAAGTATAAACCAAAATCAAAGTCGTCGTCTACTTCTACATCATTTGGAACATACCAAAACATTTCAGTTTTACTATTTTCTAATGCATGTAAATAATCATCATAACTGTTAATAATAGGTTTATCATAAGGTACAGGATTACTTGCAAGTATTTTTACTTCTTTTTTATTGATGTAAAATCTATGATCAACTTCTTTATCGGTTAGTTCATAAAATTTTGGTAAAAGAACAATACCATCTTGGCTGTCTCCGTTTCTAAACATATGAGCATATTTTTGACTCCAGTCGTCTGGCTGATATGAAAACTTGAAAATAGGAGTCACGTCAATATCATCTGGTACGATCCATAACATATCAGTTTCACTCAATGCTTGTGCTGTATCAATAGCATCTACACATTGTGCATGTGGAAATCTATCAAGCAGTTTTTTATATTGTGTAGAGTTTTCATCTCCAATAAAAAACAAATCAAACTGCGATTTTCCTTGATAAACGTCATAAACTCCTGCAATATGATCGTGTTTTTCTCTAAGTTCAGTTGTAAATCTAGTAGGACACAACTTACACCATTCATAGGTTTTTATTCTGTGACTAGATTTATAAACATAAGGAAATACTTGTACTTTTCCTTTTGCAGTTGGCCGAACATATAAAGGAAATGTGTCTAGTAAGTCTAAATCTTCATGTATAATCCATACCCACTCTGCTTGGTCTTTGTATTGTAATGCTTGAGTTTCGTCTTCTGGATTATCTGTCCTGTGAATAGGCCAGGTGTTTAAAAAATGATTTTTTAAAACGTCTTGACCATTATATACCTTTTTTCCAAATTTTTCAAACTTATCAAATGCTGTGCTCATTGTAAATCTTTTAACCTAAATGATTTTGTTCCGTAATGTGCTATTTCTTGACTTAGAGCTGCATCTACATAGATTTCAAATCCAGCGTCATTTGCGTTTTTACAGAAAAAAATATCTTCGCCGCTTAAATCTTTTGTATCTTCGTTGTACAAATACTGATGATACGGTTTAGAAATATATTTATATACATGTGTTTTTACCAACATACAGCCCATAGCAACTGCCCAAATTTTATGTAAACCTTGGTGTGCATCTAATCTTACATTTAGATTGCTTGAATCGGGCCAAGCAGTGATATTGTATGGCGGTACTCTTGTGCTGTATGCTGCTGCAACAATATCTTTATCATGCTCTAATAAAGTGTTTATTGTTGCAGAAGGTACATGCATGTCACTATCTAACCACATAATATGTGTAGCATCATACTCTAAGGCTTGATCTACTAATGTGTTTCTTTGCTGAGGTATAACCGAACCTAAGTTAATAAAGATTTTAAAATCAATGTTATTTTTTGTCAACAAAGAAGAAATATTAGATAAACTTAGTGCAAATCCTGCATGAACATAGTCTCGTGCAGGCACACATATTGCTACTTTCATTAGACGATTTCTTCAGAAATAGTATCCAAGTTAAGTTGTTTTTCAGCACCAATAGTGCTTTCGTTTAGATCTCTTGCTTTGCCTACAGCAATCTTAACTGCTTCTTTAAAATCTTCACTAGGAAGAGAACTCATTACAACCATATTTTCAGGTTGAACTTTACCTAAAGTTAATAAGTCTGCTGCTGCTTTGTGTGCAATGACGTTAATCCAATGAGTTCTGTCGTCTTGTTCTACACGATCAGGATGATTTACCTCAGCTTCTGATTCGCCACCTAAAATAGATTCTACAATCTCATTATAAATGTCTTCATCTTCTAGGTTTAGTGAATCTAGTTTAAGTAGCTTTCTAGATTTGCTAAACTCCGTAGAAAGTTCAACATTGAGTATTTGGTATTTTGAATACATGTATATCTCCATTATTTGTTATAATATATATAACTAAGTTTGTTTTGTCAAGTGATTTTTATGGTATTTCATAACTATGAACATAACCAGCTTGATCTCTTAATATCATAGCCGTTCCTGTTGAATTTACATCCATTCCAGTTACAGCACTAATGTACCATGGAAGTGTAAATGTTCCGGTTATTGATGCACTGTTACTACGAAACGGAGTTGGAAGTGAAATTTCGTAAATAATAGCTCTATCAACTAAACGTGTTTGAGTATACCTTGCGTTATAAGCCACCCAAACTTTATCTCCTTCAGGAGACATAGCAAAACATCTTGCAAAGTATGACGCAGATGCCTTTCCTGTTATATTTGACAAGTTTAAAGAACTATAAAAACTTGCAGCACTAGGACTACTGATTACGCTGCTTGTTCCTCTGCTGAATACTAGTGTTTGTGCAGTAGTGTTCCATTGTAAATATGCATGATAGATATATGGATACGTTGGTAGATACGTTGGGCTGTATGCTTGAAAATGTTGTACTTGAAAATCTGTAGTTACTGTGCTACCAATGGTTCTACTAGCATAACTATTACTTACACCATTAGCAATAGTTCCTGCTGAGTTTAACCTTCTATACATCAAAACATAGGTACCATTATAGTTAATAACTTGTGATATACCTATACTTGATTGCGGATGCATTTTCATGCTCATAACATTTTGAGGTGTACTTGAACTAAAATAAAAAGGCATTGCAGCAGTATGTGCCCAAGATCCAGAAGCTTGACTTGAGTTAATACTTGAAAAGTCGTAAGCAGTAGGCATGTCTTGTTCAATATATTCACGATTAATTATAGATAAAAAGGATGTTCCGTTTAGATTCCAACATACGCCACCTTCCATAAGACCGTTATTGGTAGCATTAAGACCAGTATATTGCAACTCAGCTTGATCATCAAAATGCCACAAACTTAAATGTGCACCACTGTGTCTATTTGGTTTTGTGGTTTTAGTACTCCATGTTGACAAGTCCCATGCTGTGCTAAGTTCGTATGCAGTTATATATCCATTGTAGGTTCCAGGACCTCCGGCAACTAACTGTGTTCCATTTGGGGCAAATGCAACTGGTGCAATTCTTCCATATGTTGGAAGATCTGGGCCTCCAGTTTGTGTAGTAGTAGTACTGGGTTTCCAGTCAAACCAAGCTGTTCCACTATGAGTTTTCATGTCCATTGTTTTACCAGCAATGTAATATGCCCAAAAATGAAAACCATCGTCAGCAAAGCCACCTCTATAAAATGCTGTGCTTGTATTGTCAACTAATCCTACTAGATTTGGAAAACTTCCATCATATAATCCAGCAAATGTATAAGGTGTTCCCCCTGGCATTGTTCTATAGATTTCCCAGGAGCATTCTCCTGTAGATTTTTCACCCATGTAACAGAACATATAGCCACCATCTCTCCAAGCAATACCATTTCTTCCAGAATATCCTGAGTTTCGTTGTTGGTCTGTAAATGTTTCATCCGGTGTTGCACTAGCAGTACTAGTATCAAACGGTGTTGTACAAGTTCTAATAATAGCACCTTCGATGCCAAAGCCCAATGTGGTATTATGTTGTGTCAAAACTTTTGTACCGTCGGAGTTAAAGTCGATTTGATTTGCGCCTTTGTTAGTAGGTTCGTCTATATAAATGTCTGGAACACCGTCACCTACTAAACTGGTTAAATCGTATGGATTTGGAATATTCCAAATAGCAGTCATTTCGCTACCAGAACTGCTTTGCCAAGCAACAGCAAGTTTTGATCCTCCATCTACCCACTGAGCATTGTAACTAGCACTTGTACCAGTGTACAGATAAGGAACTGGTTTGTTTGTTAATCCTCCACCCGGAACCAAAGAAGAAACAATCCAGTTATTACCACTAGTTGTAAGTCCGCCAAATGTTGCACTTAGAAATATAGTTGAACCAACTGAAATACCTAAATATGATCCTAAAACGCTCATTACAATAGGTGTACCGCTTGCACCAAAATAGTTGCGTACTTCTGTCATTGTTATTTGAGAGCCGGTAGGGGGTAATGCCATTTATAAATTGTCCTATTTTACTTATTTTAACAAAAAGAATCTAAGATGTCAACAAGTAAGGGCTTGATGCCCTTACTCTATTTATCTATCAACTTCTTGACCATTTCTTTAAGTTGATCTATTTCTTCCTGTTGTTCTTTTATAGCTTCGATTAAAAGAGGAACCATCTTTTCATACTTAACTGTTAAGTAATCTTCTCCTGATTTACTTCCAATGTCGTCACCAGTCTGTTCATCACGTAGTCTATCAAACGGTGCATAATCAACTGCTTGTGGTAATACTTTTTGAACTTGTTGTGCAAGTACACCTGCATCGTTGACTTTTATAGTTGGATTAAATCCTAGTTCTTCTACTTCATCAATCCAATCATAATGCACACCTTGTAGTTGCTTAACTTTATCAATTGCATTTTCAATAGGACGAATATTTGTTTTCAATCTTTCATCTGATGAATATGCTGTTACTTCGCCTGTTGCTGTAAACGATGCCGAAACATCAACAGTAGTATTGTTACAAGTTAGTCGAGTACCACCATTGTAATACAATCTAAAGTAACTGTTTCTTACAGCTAAGAAGTGTGCCTCGTTATCAACATCGTTATATAGATATGTGCTTGAGCTACCATCGTGCATTAACACAATGCGTCCGTCAATGCTGTAACCTTCCCAGCCGTTTACGCCGGAACCACTTGTTTGTATAGTACCATAACTACCGGTAACATTGGTAATACCACGTGTGCTATCAACTCTAATAATACCGTCTGCACGTAAGTTACCTGGTGTGTATATACCGTTTGTAAACTCACTAGCATTATTCATACGCAACCAACCGTCATCAAAATCTGCACTCAATGCTGTTCTACTGTTAAACGCAATACCTCTATTATCGCTTGTGCTATTACCAGTAAAATCAATGATATCGTCGCTTGTGCTTGAATAATCATAAGTTCCGCTTGCAGTATCATTTGCATCACTGCGTATAAACGACCCACTATCAATACCATCTATAGTGTCAGCATCAAGTCCTGAACCTGATCCATCGTTGCCAGAGTGCCAAACAGTATGTGCTGTTGCAGTGCCATTGTCATAAAACTTAAGACCATTAATACCGCTGCCAATATCAAGTCTTTCGCCTGTAGCATCTGATGCTAATCTTAATGTGCCGCCGTTTACATATTGCATGTAAGCACGTCTTGTTGTACCTTGATACCATCCAATATAAGGAGAGTTGTTTGTTGTAGGAGCAACAATCTTAAATACTTCTCCGTCTCTTTGGAAAGTTATCTGTCCAGTTGCAGTGTCATTTGCATCACTACGTAAGAAACTAGCACCTTGAATACCATCAACAGTATCAGCATCAACGCTTGTAAGTCCACTACCATTACCAGTAAATGTGTTTGTACCAATATTAACATCGCCAAAGTTGCTGGTAATACTACCTGCATCTAATGCACCTGTACCAGTAATGCCTGTGTAACTTCCACTTATTCTTGCGTTAGGCACTGTACCTGATCCAAGATTATCTGCATTAAGAGATGTAATACCACTACCACTACCTGTTATACTTCCAGTAACACTTAGGTTATTAGAAACGGTAGTTGTAGTATTGTTTACTTCTAGTCTCTCTACACCTGCTGTAACAACACGCCATTGATCGGTTGCATGGAACTGAATATAGTTGTTGCTATCACCTGTGTGGTAGATTCTATCAGCAAGTGCAATATCTTCAACACCTGTAATCACATTGCCATTCAAGTTTGTAGCACCAAGACTTACACTACCGGTTGCAGTCAAGTTACTTGTACCTATATCAATATTTCCAAATCCGCTTGTTATAGACCCGCTTCCAAGTGCACCAGTTCCTGTAATACTTGATTGGTGTTGTGTAATACTGGTAGCAGCAATTCTGCCATCTGGTACAGTACCGCTTGTAAGTTGGCTTGCATTAAGTGCAGTCAAGTTTGTACCAACACCACTAAAGCCTGTTGTGCCACTAAATGTAAATGTTGTGGTATTTACGCTCAAGTTTACACCAGGTACACTAAACAAATCGTTGCTTGCATTACCAATAATAATAGCATTACTTGTAGTATTTGCTGCTGTTTCAACGTTATAACCAATAAGAACGTTATTACTACCAGTTGTTAATGTATCGCCTGTGAATGCACCAATAGCAACGTTATTATCTCCAGTTACAAGTTCAAGTGCTTCAATACCAACACTAGTGTTATAATCACCAGCAGTACTGTTTGATTGCGAACTTTTACCTATTGCTGTGTTACCTGCACCTGCATTAGTTCTTTGCTCCATTGCATTTGCACCAACTGCTGTGTTGTTGCTCACAGTTGTTACAGCGTTTAATGCATTGTAGCCTAGTGCAGTATTTCTGTCACCTGTTAGTCCTCCTGCAAATGTAGCATCACCAATACCTGTGTTAAACTGTGCACCCGTACCAATGCTGCCGCCTTCACCAAACACCAAGTTTGTTGCTTCGCCTTGATTGCCTCTACCAATCCTATGACCATTTACAGTAATATCGCTTGTAAATGTTTTACCTGCTTGACTAGTTGGCAATCTAGCATCGTTTACAGTTCCACTTGACAAGTTAGTTGCATTAAGTGCTGTAATATTTGCACCATTACCGTAGAATCCTGATCCTGTGTAAATCTTTTTAGCAACACCTAAACCGCCGCCAACACGCACAGCACCACTAGTACTATTGCTTGCATCACTAGTATCACTAAATGTTTTTACACCTGCCATTGTTTGGTTACCGCCTAGGCGTGTACCTTGTACAGTACCTGATGTTAGCTGACTTGCATTTAAATCTGTAAGTCCGCTGCCATTACCAGTAAATGTGCTTGTACCGATGTTGATGTTTCCAAAACCAGTTGTGATACTACCGCTATTAAGTGCACCAGTACCTGTAATACTTGCTTGGTGTTGAGTTACGTTACTAACAGCAATACGAGCATCAGCTAGTGTACCACTATCAATATTAGATGCTGCAATGCTACCTGTAAAGCTGGCACCATGTACTGCACCACCTACACCTAGTCCGCCTGTTATGACAAGCGCACCTGTGCTTGTACTAGTAGCACTAGTGTTATTTGTAACGGTTGTTAATCCACTTGCTGTAAGAGTTGTAAATGCACCAGTTGAAGGTGTTGTTCCTCCGATTGGAACATTGTCGATAGCAGGTATAGTTAATGTTCCTGAAATACCAACATTGCCTGCGACACTTATATCATCTGCAAAACTAACAGTGCTTGTTGCGGCGCCAACATTGATTGTAGCTGCGCCTCCTCCAAAGTTTACTGTTGTAGCATTTGTGTTTAGTAAGTTAAATGATGTTTGGTTTGTTGTAATATCGCCACCGTCAACATTTAAATCGCCATCAACATCAAGATCGTTGTTAACACTTGTAGTACCTGTTGCAGCACCAATGTCAACTGCTGTAGCTGCACCAAATGCATTCACTGTAGTTGCATTTGTATTCAACAAGTTAAATGTTGTTTGGTTTGTTGTGATATCGCCACCGTCGACATTTAAATCAAGATCAACATCTAAGTTATTGTTAATACTTGTAGTGCCAGTTGATGCACCGATGTCTATAGCAGTTGCACTACCACCAAAGTTGATTGTAGTAGCTGTGTCATCAAACAATGCCATTGTGGTGCTTGCTGCCTCAATGCCAGTTGTAAACTCAGGAGATGTAGCAAAAACTGCTGCACCTGTTCCTGTTTCGTCACTTAACACGCTTGCAAGTTGCGCACTAGTTGTTGCAGCGAACTGATTCAATCCTGTTTCAGTTCTTGCTAATGTACCGCTTGTTGGAAGTGTTACACTTGTATTACCTGTTGTTGTAAGTCCAAGAGTGTGAGCACCAGTGTGTGTAAAGCTACCTCCTAGTGTGATAGTTTTACTACCATTGTTTACACCTGTACCACCGTAAGTTGGATTAATGACTGTAGCTTGCCATGTACCTGTGTTAACAGTACCTAGTTGTTGTAAACTACTATTTACAACATTAGTACCAAGTGTTGTTGACGTTAAAACATTATTGCCATTTATACGATATGCTTTTGCACTTGCAAGTTCAAAGTTTTCACTGCTTGTCCAACTATCAGTAGCATCTACCCAGTTAATAGTTTTATCAGTTGTTCCTTTTAAGGTAATACCACCACCGTCTGCTGTAACATCAGTTGGTGTTGCAACATTGCCAAGTTCGATATTTTTATCTTCAACAATAAGTGTTGCACTATCAACTGTGGTTGTTGTACCATTAACTGTAAGATTTCCTGTTATTTCAACGTCACCTGCAATGTTTGTATTACCTGTAGTATACGCCATTGTTACTTTATTCAAGCCGTCGCCAAAGTTAAAGTTACCATCTTGATCAACTTGCATACGTCGAGTACCGGCTGTGTAGAAGTCTAAGTCGTCATTGTCAGTACCTGATGTTGTTTCGGCCACAATGTAAGTATCTTGGTCAACGTCGATTACACCGCCTAAACCACTCCAGTTTGTTCCATCATATCCTTCAAATTGTCCGTCTGTTGAGTTGTAACGAACTTGACCTTGTGCTGCTGTAGGTCTTTCAGCAGTTGTACCAACTGGAAGTTTTACAGCACTTGTATCACTAAAGTTTGTGTATCCAGTTACTGTAACATCGCCTTCGGTATCAATGGTCATTCTTGTTGTTGATGTTTGTAATGTTTCTCCACTAGTACCTGTTTGACCAGTTTTGATTATAACACTACCTCCAGTTGCATTACCTGTGCTTAATCCGCCTTGTATAGTGATATCGCCGCCGGCAATGTTTGTTCCTAGACCGTTTTCGCCTCTAATAACTGCACTCGAAGTACTTGCACTAGCTTCTGCACTACCAAAGATAACATCTCTATTTCTAATAACCATTGTATTATCTTTAGAAATAGTACCTTGCACTACTACATTGGCAGCAGTCACATTTGCAGCAGTTCTAACTGTAAATGATGTTGCATCAATAGTTGCGCCACTTACTGGCCATGTACCATCTAAGTTTGTGACATTACTTCCAGAAATAATAATAGAATCGCCTGCACGGACACCAAGTGTTTCAGGTGTATAAGTAAATGTTATTTCTGTTGATGTTAATACAGTACCTGTGGTTTCTGCACTCAAAAATACTTCAGTTTCGGTTACACCAGTAACAGTTGTGTTAGCAGGAATACTTCCGCTTCCTGTTACTGTCATACCATATTTTACACCAGTAGTGTCTGTAAATACCAAAGTTTTTTCAGCATTAGCAGTTGCTTCACTAGTATCTAAAGCAATACTTGCTAGGTTTACAACAACGTCTTGAGATGCTGTTGCTTCATAATCTAGAGCAAAACTTGTAATATCTCTCGTGTCGCTAGACTTACCTATTTTTACATTGTGTGCATCGCCTCCAAGTTCTAAAGTCGTAACATTAGTATTATAAACTTGACCTAGAGCATCGCTTGAAGAGCTAAGTTTAGCTGAACCAACGTCTAGTCCTTCAGCAAGGTCAAGTGCTGTACCCCACTCAGGTGTACTACCGTTTGACTTTAAGAAAGTATTTGCACGACCGATGTTCAAAGTATTTAATGTACCTGACGATTGTGCATAAAGTATATCACCTTGTGCATAGGTTGTTATAGCTGTGCCACCTCTATCAACAGGAACTGCACTTGTTAAGTTAGCAGGGTTTAAGAAGTATGCACTATCAAGTCCGTCAAGTGTACCAGCATCAACAATACCATCTTTAATGAATACTTCACCACTACCGTTTGAGTTAACATCAAACTGTGTTTGCAAGAAACGACTTACACCTAGTGTACTAAATGTACCTCCAGCATCATAGTCGGCATTTGCAATACCAATATTTACTGGATCACCATAATACTCACCTGCTGTGTTTAAACCAGTAAGAGTAATAGGGTTATCTGTTGTATTAGCTTTTTTCAAGGTTTGAACAACAACCTTGTATTCACTGTTACCAAACAATGCTGTCTCAGTATTAGCAACCCCACTTGCACCAAGTCTACTTGGAGATATTGTTCCAGAAATAATATTTTCTGCGTCAATGTTTGTAACAGCAAGAGTGTTCCAGTTTGCAATCAATCTACTTGAGGTGTTAACAATAGCATTTACTTGAACATTATTTCTAATAACTCTTGCACTACCTACACCATTAGTGCCAATATCTCTAGCGTTTGTAACTAGTCCATTGATACTGCTTAGTGCGTCTGAACGTAGAGCATGAATAGTAAATGAGTTAAGTGTGACACTTCCTACAAAGAATCTTGCACCACTTGCAATCTCTGTGCCATTCACAGTTGGCAATGCGTTGCTAGTTGAACCATCTTCCAGTGATACAAGTCTTATAGCATCACCTGTTGTAAATCCATGACCTACTACGACAACACTGTTATCAGTTAAGTTTACAGTGTATCTAGTAAAGTTGTGGTTGTTGTTAGCAGGTGTACTTAAGAAAGTTATCTGAGTATTTAAACTAAAGTCGTCATATACCTCAAAGGTGTCATCATCAACAACTTTAATATAATAAACATTACCGTTTAACAATCCGCCGATTGCAACATTTCCTAATGTATCATATGTTACTGGATCGCCATTTGAAAATCCGTGAGCTGTGACACTTACTCTACTATCTGTATAGTTTACTGCACCGCCGCCGCCTGTTGTACCAGCTAGGAAGTTATGACTAATAGTGTCATCAAAGTTAATATCATTAGAATTTTGCACTGCTGTATTATCTTCAACAAAGTCAATACTCGATGCACTAGCAACAAATAGTTCGCCTCCTAAGATGTCTACATACGCTCTATCTTCAATAGCAGATATTTCAATCTGGAATCCACTTCCTGTGCCGCCAATGTCACTAGCATTTGCACCTAACAAATCACCTGCCACATATCCTGTACCACCTCTTGTTAAGTCAACATCGGTAACAGCACCAGCCTGCACTGTGATGTTGGCTTTTGCACCTGTACCAGATCCAGTAACGCTTGTCATACTTACATTTTCGTATATTACCGATCCAGTTGTAGGAGTGTACAAGCTACCAGTTGTAATGTTAGCGTTATCTACACTTGCTGCAATACCTTCACGTAACTCTGTAACAGCACCTTGGGCGTTACCATCAGCACTTGTTACAATAGTATTTGCAGTACCAGTTACTGATTTTGAAGCTTCGTCGTCGCCTGTGTTTGCAATAGTAAATGTTGTTGTAGTAGGAACACTTAAAACCAAACCGTTTTGGTTATAGGTAGAATCGCCATCAACTGCAACTTTTACGTTGTTGTCCACATTAATATTATGTGCTCCGCTAGTTGTTATAGTCGCAATATTTCCACTTCTACTTACATCTGTAATAGTTGCAATAGTAAATGTATAAGTATCGTCGCTATCAAGTATTAAATACTGGCTACTGTTACTGCTACGTAAGAAGTAGTTATCAATAATTTCACTACTTACACCTTTTGAAGTAATATTTACTCCGCTGTCTACGCCATTTACATAGATATTTCCAGCACTTACTTCCCAAGGATCGCCAGTGCTATCATCTGTTTTATCCCATGCTTCTCCGATTGTAGCAACAAGAATATTAGTACTGAGAGAAAAATCACCTTTAGCATAAGCAGTTGCACCAGTTACTCCTGGTTGTGTAATAGTATCGCCGTCGCTTGCTGTAATAGTTCCAGATAAGTTAAGTTCTACCTGTTCGTATTCTTCAGTACCAATGTCACCAGCTTTCAAGTCAACTGCCGGAATATCTTCAATTTGTTCTAATCTAGATCGATATCCTTTGGTATTTGTGTTTGTAAACTGTCTAGTAGCAGGAATCAAGTCTGCGTTAAGCTGACCGTTAACATTGAGCTGTACAATAGCACCCGGAACAGCAGCAGAACTAACTGTCTTGTCAATAAAACCACCTAGTCTGTTTGACAAGAAGCTTCTAACAGCAAGCTGAGTACTCAAACGATTGTTGCTTGCGCCGCCTATTTCGTCATCACCTAAGTTAACATCAGTTGATATTTCTTCAATAGCAACATCACTAACACTAAGTTTCAAAGCGTCAAGTTCATCAACCTGCACTTTGTTTCTAAAGGTAATGTTACCAGTTCTGTTGAACGCTGTAATAAAGTCACCAACTTTAAAGTCACCAAGTTCGTTTGTACCCGATGAGTAGCAACGTCCTGGCAGTTCTTCAAACTGTTCGTATTCTTCTCTTGTATTACCGCCGTTTTGTGGTAGAGCGTTGTAGTCTGTACCCGAACCTGCATATTCCCAAGTGTGTGCAGAACTGTTAACAATACTAGGTCTGTGGAACCAAAGTTGCTTCTCTGGAAGGTTGATAGTGTTTGTAACACTACTACTTCCGTCTGTAGCAGTGATGCTAAATGTTGCTGTACTCAAACCACGTTTAGTGGAAACTTCGTTTACACCAATATTTGTGTTAGGTGTGCCACTATGGTCTTCTGTAATAGTGCTAGTTGCATCAAACTGAATACGTAATGTGCTTGAGCCGACTGTAACTTCTTCAATACTTACAACAAGTAAGCGATCTGCAGGAATCCAACTTGCTACAATAGCACTGTTATTGTTAGCACCTGTTGAACCTGTGATTGCTCTTCCTGGCACAAAGTTATAACTTTCTGCACCAGATTCTAGTTCAAGAGTTTGGTATGTTGTATGACTTGACAATACTTCTTCAACAAAAAACTCAATAATATTACTTTTGAATATATGGTTTCCTGTGTTACTAAAGTTACTAAAGATTGTTACTTCAAACTCGCCACCGTCGTCATATGCAAGTGTAAATTCATCTTCGTTAATAATATTCACATAGTAAGTTTGTTCATCATCTAAACCACCAATAATAGTATTGCCATTGGCACTATAAACAACTTTTTGTAGATTTGTAAATCCGTGTCCTACTATTGTAAATATACCTGTAGCAACATCTAAAGCTGTTGCTGCATCAAATGATGTTTCTGTAGGTGTTGGAATATAGTCATTTGTTATGTCACCTTCACTACTTACATCAAATGGATCTGGAAGTGTATCTGGATCTCTAATAATATCTGTAACAATATTAAATCTACTTTGAACAAAATCCTCAACTTCTGTAGTAATCTGTCCATATCCTGAGATTTCTGTGTTTGCAAGTGTAGCAGCTTGTTGAATAGCTTTGATTGTTTGCAGTTCTTGTCCTGAAATTTGACTTCTAGAACTGTCTGCAATGTTTGCAGTAAAGTAACTCAAACCTGCGTTTCTAGAATATCTGTTTCCTGTATCCCACGTATCTTTAGCAACTGCATTTACAATCAGTTTTGTATCTCTCAAACATTTTGATTGATCATATGTAAAGTTGTACCACAATCCAGCATCGATTTGTTCATTAATGTATTGTGTAACTCTTTGAGCAATGTTAGTTGCACCTTCTGTTCCTAATGCATTGTTAGAATCGGCAACAAGTGTTTGGTTCGGCCATGTTGTGTCTGGTTCGCTTCTAACGATTTCGCCACCGTCGTTGTCAAGGTGATCAACTACAATTTGTACAAGTGCTTGGGCTTGTGTGCTTGCTGCTGCACTACCTGCGGCTGCACTTGTATCCTGTGTTTCCACATTTCCACTTGAAACTGTAACAGTGTTTTCTAAAATAACATCACCAATAACATCTTTGAGTCTGCCGTATGCAGCGATTGTTTCTTCTTTTTCACCTGATCCATATTGTGCGGATGTTCCGACAAAGTATTGGAAAGCTGCATCTCTAGTAAGCAAGTTACCACCGTATGTCAAGTCATAAACAAGTGCATCAATAATAAGTGCAGTGTCTCTTTCGCACTTTGTTGCGTTATAAGTAAAATCTGTTGCAAACGGAGGTGTTCCTGCTGCAACTTGATCGGCAATCCATGCTGTAACTTCTTTCTTGATAAATGTTTTGTTGTTTAATAGCTGTGTAACTGCATTTGCATAGCCACTGTCACTAGCATTTCCAGTTCCGCCTGTTGGAGTTGGATAGCTGTATGTGTCTGCAATCTCTCCAGGAACATCGTTACTACTACCATTGGTAATAATATCAATAACTTCATCCCAAAGGGCATTTGCTCTGGTAACTGCTGTTGCATCATTTAATGCTGCTGCGGTATATGCTTTTGCTTGTGTAAATGCTTCTACAGTTTGATCTCTTTGATCATTAATAACAGTGTCGCTTGTTCCGTTATAATATTTAATAGCACTACTAATAGTTCTGTAGTTACTGTTAAACATAATATCGTAACGTATAGCATCTAACAAGAATCTTACATCTCTTCTACACTTTTCTTCATTGTATGTAAATCCAGCCCAAATATTTGCAGTAGCTGATGAAATCTGTGCATTAATCCATGTGACAGTGTCATTAGCAATCTGGTCTTCTTTACTTTTAAGAACATCATATGCTTCTTTATATCCTGGTTCTCTGTATCTAAGAACAAATTCTTCAACTGGTGCTGTTCTGTTTAGCCCCACCATTGTGATAGTTTGTTTGCCTTCACTTTGACCAGTTTGAGTAACAAACGCACGGTCAAACTCGAACGCTTTTGGAGAATAACCAGATGAACGCAGAGCATACAAACCAAAGTTAGTAGCAGAGTTGGTAATAGAACAATAACCACCAGATTGTGTGTAAACACCGTTTAGTAGGAAGATTTGGAAACAGCTAACGATCTGTGCATAAGCATCGTTAAGTAGACGCCAACCTGTACCACCAAATGAAAGCATGGTGTATGCGTTAGCAACCATTGATTTACCTTGTTCAGGTACAGCGCCAATGGCAGGGTTTTCAGCTTCAATAGCAAACTGAGGAACGTTAGGAGAGTTTACAAGTGCACCATCAATCTTTGCACCACTACCTCCTAAAAACGAAATAATAGAACAGTTCTGTGTATACGGTGAAGTTACAATGCTTGGTTTTGTATTAGGTAAGTTTGTATATTCCGCACGGTCTGTTATATCTGTTGCATCAGGGTCATCAAACGTTGTTGCATAATCCCATGTAATCAATGGAACAAAGTTATCGTCAACGCCATCTCTAAATGTAAATTCACCAAAGTAACATGCGTTACGAACACGTAGCATGTCCAAGTTAGCATTTGCAGGACGAATAATACATCCACGCAAACCGTCACCTTTGATAACAACGTTATCTGGAACAATAACTGGGTTGTCTTCTGTGTAGTCACCAACCGCAACTTTTATGTTAACACGTTTGTTGGTTAAAGTTCCATCAGGATTGTAAACTAAAGCACTTGCAAGTTTACATGCACGTTTAAGAGTTTTAACTGGTGCTGTCTGACCATCATTTTCATCGTCACCTTTGTCTGCACTAACATAGATAACATTTCCGCCAAACAAGTCTGAATCAACAAATTCTAGTTGTCCTGTAGCATCTGTACGTAGCAACTGACCTTTTGTACCTGCTGTAAGAGGCAAAGTTAGATTATAACTAGCAGGAAGTGTATCAGGTGCTTTAATTTTTACTCCATCTTCACCAGATGCAGTAAGTTCTCTAAATGTAATAGCAGTTGCATTTTCCATGTCAAGGGCTTCTTTGATGTTCAAACCCTCGTTGGTTATTGTCATCTTTTCAGAATCATTAACTGTAAATGAAATCTCTGCTGATGCACTATCTCCTGCATCATCTACTTTTACTTCAGTATTGTTTTCAAATATTCTTTTGGTAATATCTTGAACTGTATTATCATCACGCAGTAGGAACACTTTACCGTCTGCTGTGTTAATAGCTAGTTCGCCTGATTCTAGTTGAGATACTAGCGGTTGCTTACCCGCGACCGCACTTCGCTTGTGTCTAATCTTTGTTGCCATTAAGGCTGCCTCCTATTTAGGTGTGGGTCAAGTCTATAAAGACGCCCGTACTACACGATAGAAATCGTTGTAATGTTATTTATCATAGGAATAAAAGTGGCAGCTTTTTAGAAGCTACCACCGTCGATTGTATCAGTCCAAACTGGTGTTGCATCCACATCGCTTGTTACAGTTAATATTTGGAAACTGTCTGTTGCATCAGCTGTGCCTGCTGCTGCTGTAACTTGAACTGGATCTGCTGCATTACCATAAAGTATACCATCTGTGGTAAATGTGCTTACACCAGTACCACCGTACTGTACTTCAAGATCAGTTGTAAGTGTTAGTGTTCCAACATCTGCATTTACTACTATTAATCTGTTGTTAATACTATCAATGATTTCTGTGCTGTCATCAGCAAATACACTTCCTCTAAACCCTGATGCGTCAAGTATACCAGTAACAAACAGGTCTTGATCTATTTGTAAGTCTGTTGTGATTGTTGTTGTATTTTCGCTTATTCTAAGTTTTTCAACTAGCGAACCTGCTATCATATTACTTACAACAAAGTCAAAATCTTCTTGTCCGCCGGTAACATCTTGAGCAATCACATCAAACTGTACACCTGTTTCAAAGTTGCTGTTTGTTGTTTCAAGCTCAAACTTCATACCAACACCAGAGCCTGCAACAGGTGTTCCACTTACGCTATGATGCGCTAGTGTAACTGGATAAACAATATCATCTGCTGCGCTATCAGGAGCATTTGATACTATTTTAAAATCATCTGGTGTTTCAATAGTACCAGCTTTGATTAACAACTTATCAGTGTATAAATCTGTAAGTTGTAGTGTTCCAGTTGTATCACCGCCAATAAATCCTTGAACAAATAAGTTTTCTGCAACACCTAATCCACCTGCAATAGTAAGTGCACCAGTGTCATATCTATAACTTGTGCTTGTGTTTGCAATATCAACTTGTATGCTAGAATCAATATCAAGATCAGTTTGTGTAAGAGTCAGTCTCTTTACACCATTAGTAAAGAACTCTAATGTATCTTCATCTGATCCTGGTGCTGTTTCTGGTCTAATAAATGTGTCTTGGTCAACGTCTTTTACGCCACCTAGCGAACCCCAAGCAGTACCATCATAACCTTCAAACAAAGTATCATCTGTGTTAAATCTAATTTGACCTGTTACAGGTGATGTTCTTTGAGCAGTTGTACCAGCTGGAAGTTGGAGACTTGCTGTACTATCAAATATAAAGTTTTCGTTGTTAAATGTAATAGTACCTGTTTCAGCACCAAATGTAATGCTTGTTGCATCTCCAAATGCATTTACTGTTGTAGCATTTGCATTTGCAAGATTAAATGTAGTTGCTGTTGTGGTAATATCTCCGCCGTTAACTGCAACATCTCCAGCTGCTTCAATATTTCTATCAACAACAACATCAACACCTACAGTAAGGTTTTTCTCAATACCAACGCCGCCTTCGACAACTAATGCTCCAGTGTCTTTGTCAACACTATCAGTTACATTTTGTATAACAATCTTTGGAGTTGCACCAAATGTAATATTTTCTGTAGTATTTTGAGTATCAACATTGATATAACTTGCAGATGCTTGTCTAACAGTGAATGCTTCTGCTGTGTTATCAGGAATGTTAAAGTCTGCATCACCAGCTACATTGATTGCATCTAATACTGCATCGTCACCAAATGTAAGCGAACCATCAACTTGCATATTGCCAGTAACAAATACATTACCGTTTATGCCCACGCCGCCTGATACTACTAATGCACCTGTATTTGAATCTGTTGCTTCTGTTGTGTTTTGGATTCTAATAACTGGATTTACACCAAATAATACTTGTTCTGCACCATCTGTTGTGTTTACTTTGAAGTAACTGTTTGCACCTTCTAGTATTTCAAATGCACCTGTTGTAGCATCGTACACATTGTATGTTGCATTTGCATTAACTGTAAGATTGTCTACAACACTGTCGTTTGTACCAATAGTAACACTACCGTCTACATCAAGAGCACCATTTAATACAGTGTTGTTATAAACTCTTAAATCACCTCTTACATTGAGATTTTTCTCAATGCCCATGCCACCTTCGATAACCAACAAACCACTGTCTGGACTGTCTGACTGGGTTGTTCCTTCAAATGTAATACTTGTTATTGTATCATCTAAACGGAATGATGTTGTGCTCAGATTCATTCTTTCCAAGCCATCTGTAACAAAACTCAGTTCGTTTTCATTTGATCCTGGCGAGCTTTCTGCTTCGATATATGTGTTACCATCTACATCTCTAACACCGCCTAGTGTGTTCCAAGCAATACCATCGTAGCCTTCAAAAATACCCAAGTCGGTGTTGAAACGAATATAACCTTCATCTGGGACAAGTCCTCTTTCACCTGTTGTACCTGTTGGTATTTTCATGTTATAAACACTGGTAAATCTAATGTAGTCGTTTTCTACTGTAAAGTTACCAGGAACAATACCTGCACTACCAATAGTGATTTCAGTAGCATCGCCAAACGCTTCAACTGTACCAGCTGTATCGTTGAATAAGCTCAAACTTGCGCTATCTGTACTAACAATAGTACCTTCGAAGAAAATATCGCCGCCAACATTTAAGTTTTTACCAATGCCTACGCCACCAGCAACTGTAAATGCACCGTCGGTTTTATTAGGACTTTCTTTATCGTTCAAAACACTAACAGTAGGAATAACACCAAATGTAATGTTTTCAAGTGCATTTCTAGTATCAATACTAATATAATCTTCTGTACTCATGCTTACATTAAATGCTTGTTGAGTTTCATCAGGTAATGTTAGGTCAAAGTCACCAACAATAGTTGTATTGCCGCCTACATCAAGTGTACCAGTTACATCTAAATCATGTTTGATTTCTGTTAAACCAACTGTGTCAGCACCTATTACAATACTAGTTGCACCACCTGCAAAGTTCACTGTGCTTGCGTTATCGTTGATCAAGTTAAACACAGTTGAAGTTGTACTTAAATCGCCACCGTCTACTGCAATATCAGTTTCAAACTGTACATCGCCTTCTACAACACCGCCAGTTAGTTTGTTTAGATATCTGTTTTCAACATACGTTACAACTGCAACTTGTGTAGGCACTGTATTAATATCAGCAACACCTGTGCTTGCAGTCATGTCTGCATTGTTACTTACTTCTTGTAGTTCAACACCAACAGGAATACCAAAACGTTTAAATGGACCAATACTTGCAATACCACTTAGATTGATTTCTTCAGCGTTTAATGTAATAGCACCTGTAAGTGCATTAACATTAAAGAAGTTACCAACTTTAAAGTTACCGATTTGGTCAACTGTACCACCTGCAAAAACCTTACCGTTATCTGTTTCAACAAACTCGTTTTCTGCAATAGGTGATCCGCCAAAGAATGGTAGAGCATTATAGGTAATACCTGCGCCAACATATTCAAATGCATGACCCGAAGTACTAACTGTGCTAACACGTTGCATACTTCCTTTTGTACCTTCAAGAACAGAAACAACACCTGGGAACAATGTTAGATTAGCTATACCACCATATTCGATGTTAAGTAGTCTAATCGCTTCATCTACAATATCGTCTAAATCATTTAAGATATCTTCACGCTGTTGTTTGACAAGAGAAGTTGGTCCTAAACTATCATAATGATGATCTTCCTCTGCAGGCAAATACGAAGTTCCTCCATATTCTATAACATCTGCAATTTTATTGATCAATAAAGATGCATAGCCACCTGATGTAGAACTTCCGCCTATTGTTCCATAAGTTTGTGTTTCTGTAGTTCCAGATGTTGCTGTTACTTTCAAGTTTTGTGCAACTTTTTCAACTACGTCAGCAAGATGTCTATAGCTTAGTTCTGTAATAGATTCTTGTCCTGCAATAACTGCATTACTATAATATGCTTCAGCTGCACGACGAGTTTGTTTATTGCCTCCAAACGTCATATCATAAACTGCTGCATCAACAATATAGGCAGTGTCTCTTTCACATTTTGCAACATCATAATCAAAAGATACAATGTTATCTGTAATATATGTAATAGTGCCTTCTTGTATTGTTGAGATATTATTCTCAACATTTATCATTGCTTCTGAAAGTCCAACTTCGATCCAGCTTACATCAGGGTTGCTGTTTTGCGGAGTTGTTGCAAGTCCGTCTGAATCAGATATAGCAGTAATAACAATATCAAATAATTCACCAAGTTCTTCGCTTTCTGACGATGTTCCATATGTTCCAGATATACTTTGTGTTTCTGGATTACCAACCTCAGGAACAACAGCAGCACCTTGAATGACTTGAATAGCTGTATCTCGCAAATGTTCTAATGCATCTTGTGTTTGAGATTCTTGTCCATAAACTTGTATTACACCGTCGTCAAAATAACTACGAGTAGCAATCAAAATACTTCTATTACCAAGATATAATAAGTCATGTGTAGCCGCATCAATAATACGTCCAGTATCTCTGCGACACTTGCTTTCATCATAACTAAATCCGTTTAGTACAGTATTAATATAGTTAATGTTATCGTCAAGTAACGCAGTTCTGTTTGTATTAATCAAATCCTTACTTGCAAGCAAGTTTGAAGAACTCCAAGTATCATCCAGTGCTTCGTCTGCTGGCAATAACTCTAAAGTATTTGCTTTTACTACATCTCTAATAATATTAGCAAGTTCTGTTGATTTATTTGCTTCTTCACTTGATACAAGTCCAGCAGATGTATCTTGCCCTGAGTATGCTTCAAGTAAAACATCATATGTGATAAGACCAAGTTGTTCCATAGCGTTGCCTGTAGCAGTCCTTTGGTCTGCTGGAAGTTGACTTGTAGTACCAACAAAATATGCTTTAGCTGCTTCTTTTGTTGCAAGATTTGTGTTATAGTTTAAGTCATGACTGATTGCATCAATAATGTAACCTAAATCTCTACGACATGTTGCTTCGTCATATACCAAAGATGGTTCGTTGTCTCTTATCCATAAAATAACTTCGTCTTCGATTAGTTTTCTATTATTTTGAAGCTGTATTCTTGCATTAGTGTGATCAACATTTACTCCAGTTGATGTCCATGTTAATGCATCTGCATTTGCTGTACCATTAGTTAAAATATCAATCACTTCATCAAATGCTGCACTTACTGCTGAGATACTTGGAGCATCTGTAAGAACTGCTATTGTTTGTGTTTTTAATCTTGTGATTGCTGAGATAGTTTCGGTTAACTGATCGTTTATAACTTTTGCGGAGTTTGCTCTACGATAAGATAGACCATTCAACACAGCCCAATAGTTTGTTCCTAATGTTAAATCTTTTATAATACCATCTAATATTAATCCACTGTCTCTTCTACATTTTGTTGCATCATATATAAAATATTGATTGTTAATATGTAGAACAGTTTCTTCAATCAAGAAATCTCTATTATCTTGTAGCAATCTCGCTGAATCAATACGTTCTTGGCTAGCAGGAGTTGGTGATGGAAATGTTGTACCTTCACTTGGTTCTACTTCGTATTGAACAATATTAAAGAAGTTTTCAAAGTTTTCTGTAATACGTGTTGTTGCAACTGAATCTGCTGCTGCATATGCTAATGCTTGTGTTTTAACATATCTTAGAGCCATTATAGTTGCAGGATTTTGATTTACATTAAAATACGTTGCTGTTGCACGTTGATATGCTTGAGCTGCAACTATTGTGTTGTGATTAGTTCCTAATCTTGTATCGCGAATGACTGCTTCTAAAACCAGTTGTACATCTCGTTTACATTTTGTTTGATCGTATGTAAAATCAGGATAGTTTTCTAAAACAAATGTTGTAGTTTCTTCTCCTAGATTATTTCTTTGTCCGTATGTTGTTAATGCTGCTGCTTCAACATCATCTGCTGCAAAACTAATATCAGGCAAAATTTGTTCTGGCAGATTGTTTAGATTACCCGCATCAATAACATCGATAATGATTTGCACTAGTTGTTGTAAAATAGTAGATTCTGTACCTGTTGCTGGCTCACCGCTTGTGTCTTGTGTAGTATCGTTACCGGTTGATCTACTTACAGCACCTTCTAAAACAACTTGACTTACAACTGTTTTTAATCTATCGTATGCAGCAGTTGTTGCTTCTATTTCGTCTGAATCTGTTCCTAGCTGGTTTGCAGTACCAACAAAATATGCCTCTGCTGCAACTCTTGTTTGAGTATTACCGCCATATAAAACATCATACGCAAGTGCATCTACAATGTAACCAACATCTCTTTTACATTTTCTTTCATTGTAACCATTGCCGTTGTTATAAACGGATGGATAAGTAATGTTTACCCATGCTGCTATCTCATCTTTTATAAACTCTTTGTTTGCAACCAGTTGTGCATTTGCATTTACTTTAGCATCATTTATACCAGTTGGTGCAGGGTAAGTAACTGTATCTGCATTTGTAATGTTTACATCTATTTCTTCTAAAACATCTACTTTGATAGCAGGCATATTATCTTGCCAGTTGTTGAAGGCAAATATCAAGTCTGCATCAGTGATATGTGAAATACTTGGCTCTGTAAGTGTTGGTAATACATTTGTATTTCCTGCTTCAATAACATCAATTACAACCTGTACAAGAGTACCAACTTCATCAACTTCTGTTGATGTTGCTGGATTAGTAGTTGTTTGTTGCCCCGAATAGGTTTCTAATATTATGTTTTGCATAATATTAATCAGTTCGTTGTATGCAGCTATCGTGGCTGTTATCTCATCAGCACTTCCTAACTGACTTACTGTGCCTACTAGGTATGCATCAGCAGCTCTTCTTGTTGCAAAGTTGCCTCCATACTGAACGTCAAAACACACTGCGTCTGTGATAAATTTTACATCTCTTTCACATTTTACACTGTCGTATGTTAAACTTGGAAAGTTTGCAGCAATCCAAGTTGTAAGTTCAGTTGCAATATAGCCTCTGTTAAGTTGCAATAGTTCTCTTGCATATCTTTTGTTTACATCGACACCCGGATCTGTAAAAGTAATAGTATCTACAACATTTTCATCTTGACTACTATCAGCATTTTGTATGATATCGAGTATTTCGTCGAATGCTGCATCACTTCTTGTTACTGCTGTGCTACTAGATTCCATATAAGTTTCTGCACTAATGGTTTTCATGTATTCGTATGCACGTACAGTTTGTTGAGATTGGTTGCTCAACAAATATCCACTATTAGCTCTTTGGTAACTCAATCCTGTTGTGACTGCATTGTAGTTTGTATTTAAAATAACATCCCATGCTACGCTATCAACAATGTAACCTATATCTCTTTCACACTTTTCTTTATTGAAGTTTAAACCTGTGAAAATATCTAAAAACTCTGTGAATAAGTTGTTAACTCTTGTTGTTGCTGTTGCACTTGCTGCAACATCTCCTAATGCAAGAATACTGTCCCTTGTATTTTCAAATGTTGCTTTTGAAACTGTAAACTGTACATCCGAAGATACAACACTTGCATTTGCTCTTGCATAACTTACTGCTGCTGTTATTGTTCTAGAGTTACTGCCTGTTGCAATATCATAACCAATAGCTTCAACTAATAATCTAGTATCTCTTTCACATTTACTTTGATTATAAGACAAGTTTGTAAACTGTGTACTAATATAGTTTGTAAGTTCGTCTACAATAAAGTCTTTGTTGGCTACAATATTATCTGCTGCTGCTCTTGTGCCTTCATCGATTGTAGTAATACTTCCTAAATCGATATCAGGAGCCGCAGTACTATCACCTTGATTTAAGTATGAAACTATTTCTGCAAAACGTTCAATAATATAATATCTTGCATCTTCATTTGCAGGATCACTATCAGGAATACGAGCAAGCATTTCGTCTCTTGCTGCTTCAATACCGTAAATAGTTGGAGCAAGTTGTGCTGCAAGAACTTTATTTGCTCTTGCACGTAAATAACTTCTACCTGCTGCAATACTTTGATAGTTAGTTCCCATAACTAGATCACCAGCAACTGCATCTACAATGCGTTGTGTGTCTCTACGACAGACAGCTTCGTCATATATAAACGGTTGTTGTGTAATATCATTTGCAGTTACATAATATGCATTTGAATCGCCAGGAAACTGTAATATACTACCAGTTTGTGGAATATCTCTCAAACCATTAACTTGAATGATTCTATTTGTAACAAGGTTAGCTGTAGCTGTTGCAATAACGTCAAACCCGCCGCCAACAAATCTTACATCAGGTATTCTATCATAACCAGTACCGCCGTTTACTATTGTAACAGCAGAAATCTGTCCAGTTGTTGCATCAAGCGATGCTGTACCAGTAGCCGTTATACCATTAGGATCTCCTAAAGGTGGATCAAACTCAACAGTAGGTACACTAGTATATCCTGCACCTGTACTATTTACTGTAACACTACCTACACTTGAAAAATAATCCTGTGTTGGTCTAGCATTAGTAAATACTTTATCAAATAATCCGTCAGCAATGATAGCATAAGTTCCAAAGTCACTAACACTGTTTGAAATACTTAGATATCCGCCTTTTGTTGCTTGGAAACCAACTCTTGTAAAAACAGAGAAGCAGCTAACAATCTGTGTATAACCTTCATTTGTAATGTGGAAACCAATACCACCTTGTGCAATCTGTGTAAATGCGTCAGCAACAAATGATTTAACCAAACTGTTTGGATCATATTGATTACCATCAACCAACATACCATTACCGCCGCCAGTTGTGTTAACACGTTTTGCTAGTGGAACTGTAGGATCATTCTCAATAGGCCTTGCACCTGGTGCAACACCTTCGATTTGTACAGTTTCAAATGGTATAAACTCAGTTCCGTCATTTAACCAAGGACCATTCATGTTTGTACAGTTTTGAACATAAGGTGACACAGTAACAAGTGCACCTGGTTTGATTTCAGCACACCAACCTGGATCTCTTAGTGCACGGAAAGTAAGTTGAAACAAATAACACGCATTATCCATATAAAATATAGTTTCTGTATTATTTTTTGGATAAATTTGAGTATTACGTAAACTATCACCTCTAACAGTTTGTCTTGCTTTTAGTGTAATAGGGTTTTCTTCATAAAAGTCTCCGGCAGCAACATGTATTGTAGCACCAGCAGGAGCTGCTTCAACTGCTGCTTTAACAGTTCTTTTTGCTTGCCCCGGTCCTGCACCTTTACCGTTGTTACTATCGTTACCTTGTAAACTCACATAGTAAACATTATCATTTGTTGCGCCAGGCGAGTTTCCTGTTACATTTAGATTACCTGTTATTGTAACATCTTTTCCTGGCAACGGTGTAAGTTCAATACTACCATCTGCGTTCAAAACAAACGATTGATTGTTTACTTTTCTTTCGTGTAATATCTGCTTCTTTATGTACTTCATTATACTTCCAAATAACTAATAGTAGCACTTAGTTTGTCGTCGTCAGGGCTGTTCAAAATAACCCTATCGCCTGCTTCCAATATCAGTCTTTCAACATTAAATGTAAATGTTTCTTGAGCTGGTAAAGATATACTATTCAATATTAAATTTTCGTTTGATTTAACTCCTCCAGATCCTTTAATAACATGCATATTAAAAGAACTATCGTTTATACTGTTAGACGATGACGCATAGTTACAAACAAGTAATGTTGTGATAGCATACTTTTTGTCAGCAGGAACCGATAATGCCGTTGTGTCAGTTGATAGTATTGATACATTGTTTATTGCCATAATCTAATCCTTTAAAAAATAATACTGTAAAGTAATGCTTTGTTCCTACTAATCAATTCGTCGTTTGTGCTGTTTTCATTAATAAAAAACAAACCTGTACCGCCGTCTGCTTCAGTCTTTGAATACAACTTTATACCATCAGTTGGTGCAGTTGGGTCTGTTTGTTTTTCTATTTCAAACGGAAACCCTGTAATAATACTGCCTGTTCCATTGGCTGATATCCTCAAGTTACCATCAAGATTTGTTGTTTCCAAATCTCCAGTGCTAAAACGATAATCGAATATATCTGCATATGATGCTTTAAAAGTTGCTGTAACAATATTGTCTATTTGAATATCAACGCTGCTTACAGTAACATCTGGATCATCTGCATCAAATGCAGTTACCCTTGTGTCACTATCTTGAAGTGCGGCAATAGTATCTTGGAAGTTCCTTGAGTTATATGCCTTGACATAATCTTTTACAGATTTGACGTTTGGTATTGCATCGTCGTCAACTGGTGGTTGTAATCTGTCGTCAGTGCTTGGGTTTCCTTGTATTGCACCACTAACATACGGAAATAGTTGTTGTTCGTAGTCTACTGTGCCTGTAACACTTAGAAATCCTGTTGAGTTTTCTCCTAAGAGATACAGATTTTGATCATCTGCTGTTTTAATACTTGCAACATGAATACCTAGGAAATCACCATTGTCATTTGTAAAACTAAATGCACCTGGCTGACTATCATTACCACCCGAGTCAATAGTTGTTAATCTTTCATCAAATAGTAGGTTAGCAAAAGTTAAAGTTCCTCTATCTATAATCAAGCCGGCAGTGTTTAATGAAACACCAGCGCCTGTTTCGCCGCTGTTGACTGTAATAGTATTATCAGATACTACCAAGTCACTAGAGCCAACAGTTGTTGTTTCACCTTGCACATTTAAGTTTCCATTAACGAATACTGTGCCTGTGCCGTCACCTGTATCAAATGTAAAGTTGCCTCCGTCGGAGATCTTTACTTTGTATTCGCTTACTTGATCATACTGTTGTAACTTTAACATGTATCACTCCTTAGATAGCTGTAAGTCTAAGTAATGATTCTGTTGAGTCGTCTTCTGCTGTCCATGTATAACGATTGTTGTTGAAGTCTACTGCTGTTCTGTTAAACAACTTTTTGATTGCAATAGCACCACCGCCATCAACAATACCAATGATTTGGCATTCGCCGTTTGCATTTGGTGCAGAACCATCCGAAGTTAATGTGCATACTTCAGTGACTGAATCACCGTCATTTGAACAGTTAAACTTGTTTGTTGCTCTTTGTGAAAGAATTTTTCCTTCATACAAACTTCCACCTGAGTAGAAGCGGATTGGAACTGTAGGTGCTGCATCAACACCAGTTGCTCCGAAGTTTCTTTTATTTACTGGACGTCCCATTGTTTTCTCCTTATGTTGACGTTCTAGGTCTACGGGGTTGGGTCCCCATAAGTCCTCATCGTGAGGCTCTCCTCTTGACATAAGTATTTATCTTTTTCGTAAAAATGGGTTATAATGTCCGTAAAAAAAGGCCTACCGTAGTAGACCTTTTTTAATAGTGATAGGTAGGACTAAGGATTACCTACAAGTGCCGTGACATATCCTGTCTACATAACTAGCACAACCTCACAATAGAATGGTTAGTTCTACTTTCTCTGCAACGCCTTGTCTCCAAAGTCTTACAGCGCCACCACAGCGTGTGAGTCAAGTTAATGCCTATGTGAAGCATCGTTTCCTTGCACTATCTAACTCGGACCGTCGTCTTTGTTATGTACTTAATATAGCAAAAGAATAAGCTAAGGTCAACCACTTTTTTTAAAAAAGTCATAAAAAAAGGCCCCGTAGAGCCTTTTTTCTTATTTTTAAAATAAAACTTAGCTGAAGCTTAGGTTTGCAGAAGTAACTTCTACTTTTTCTAGGTAGTCAGCTGCGTTACCAAGTGAAGACGCTGTGTTTGAAAGCTCAACATAACCGTAACGAGTCATGAAGCTCACGACTGGTTCGAATGTTGTTGGATCAAGTACAACACCGCTTGACATCAATGGGATGTATGGGCAGTAGAATGCTGCTGCGTCTGATTCAGATGAACCTTTGTAACCTACAAGTACATCATCGTCGTCTGCATATGTGTTAACATAAATGCGCATTGCGTTGTTTAGTGTACCAACCATTTTTGTGTTTGTTGGTGCTTCAAATGAACCTTCAGTAGTACGTGCAAACGCTGATGTTGTTGCTGATTGTAGTACTGTTAAGATTGCTGGTGATACAACAGCCCAGTTACCTGCGCCTCTACGTGTACGTTGTGCGATACGGTTTGCTGCACGGTTAACTAGAACCGCTAATGCTGCATGTTCGTCACCAACGAATGTAGCTGTACCAGATACACCTGCTTGGTTGTATGTGTCTGTACCTGTACCTGCAAGTGTTGCTAGGCTACGTAGTACTTCTTGGTCGATTTCAGCAGTAATCTCTTGTGCAAGTGCTGCCATGATTTCTGCTTCTACGTCGATACCGTGTTGTGACTGAGCGTCTTGAGCTGACTCAAATGTCCAACGTGCTGATAGCTTACGTGATTTAGCTTCAACAGTTTGCTTCAAGATTTGGATGCTTAGTCTATTACCAGCTGTACCTTCTTTTGTTGCAGTTGCGTCTGCTTTACCATTTGCATTACCTGAATAACCTTCAGCAATTTTAAATGGTGAAAGTGCTTCTTCACCTGCTGTTGTTGATCCACCTGCTGTACCTGTGAACGCATCTGCATAGCGTACACGCAATGTGTGAATCTGGCCAACTGGACCAGTCATTGGTTGAACACCAACGATTTCGTTCGCGATCACTGTTGGCATAACACGTCTGATTACTGGTAGAATCACACGGTTTAATGTTGCTACGTTACCTGCAGAAGTTGCACCCGCTGTTGCTGTCTCCATCAAATGCTTACGAGTATTTTCAAGAGTTGTTTCCATAACAGCTTTTTTGTTGCCTGAAAGGCCTTCGACTAGGGCACCTTTGGTCTCCTGCCAGCGACTTTCTAATAGTTCTGACATAATGTTTCTCCTTTATAATCCAGCTAGACGCTTAATATCAATGACATTTTTGTCATTTGCGTCTGCTTCATTATTGAACTTTTCTTTTCTGTTGCCTGTAATTTCTTTGCCTTCTGTTAATGGTGCCTTCTGCTTTGCTGGGCTCTTACCATCAATAACCGATGGTAGGTATTTGTCAAACGATTCACGTAGTTTCTTCGTTTGAACTGTTTCCAGTAAATCTGTCATGATTTCTCGCTGATCTTTACCTAATGGTGCAATCAACTCGTTCATTACTTTTGTACGCTCTTGCGCTTCTACAAGACGAGATACTTCTTGATCTTTTACTTCAGCAATATCTTTTGCTTTAGCAGCAAGATCTTTTGCCTCAGATAGTAGTTTGTCTTTAGCTGCAAGAACTTTTAATAGTTTTTGAGTTTCTGATTTTTCGTTCAAATGCGATGACATGTACTCATTTGCAAATGCTTCAAAAATCTTACGCCCAAAATCATTTTGGCGTGCTGAATCAATGTCTTCTTTCAACTGCGAAATCTCATTTGTCAATGCTTTTTCAACAGTTTCTGAAATCATTGCTGCACTTTTTTGAATAAAGTTTGTTTTAACTTTATTTAGGTGGTCTTTGCTTTCACGTACTAAACGTACTTTTGTTTCAGCAAGATCTTTTTTGTCTTCTTGGAACTCTGCAATCTCTTGTGAAAGTTGATCTACAACAAACTCTTCAAGAACAGCAAACTTGCTTGCCATTGCTCTTTGATCTTCGTGTAGTTCATTAACTTCTTTTGCTAAGTTTTCTGTTACAAATCTTTGCAACATACTTGCATTTTCTTTCATTGCTACTGCATATTTTGCTTTTTGTTCTGCAAGTTGTTTACGATCTTCATGGAACTCTGTCATTTCCTCAGCTAGTTTTTCAGTAACTAGTGCGTCAACGGCTTCAACCATAACACCTTTATCGTGCTCGTATTTTTTTGCAAACTCTTCACGCAGTTCAGCAGTTACAGCCACACGATTTTCATTAACTTTTGAATCAAAAGCTTCTTGAATTTCGGCAGCCATTTGCTCTGTGATTGCTTCGCTCTCTAAAAGGGATTTAAGTGCTTCCATTGTATTCTCCTTTTATTGGAGCCTGCTTATTATATCTAATAAGCTCTCTTTGATGTATTTTTTTGCCTTTGGGTCGCCTGTTACTTCTTTAGAAGTTAATAATGCCTTGTATCCACCTTTTTCGTTCATTATATGCTCGTAAATTGGTGTAGGATACGCACCGGGGGCGCTGGGCTGAGCCACAACGTCCACAGTGATTATTTCAAAGCCCGAAACATCTCCGGACTCGTTTACTTCACCGCTACCTCTAGATGAGACACCTAGTTTAACGCCGCTTTCTAGCATTGTTTTTACTAGGCCTCCCATCGGAGTTGGTAGGATTTTTAGTTTTCCGTAACCATTTGGTCCGTCCATCCACATTTCTGTTACCATGTGACATACACGATCAAGGTTAATATTAAGTCCTTCAGGATGATCAACTTCGCCTAAAACTGAGTAACCGCCGCTTATTTGCTCATTGAGCGTGGTGACAGCCCTGCCAATTTCTTCTACGGGATAAACACGCTGGTTAGCGTTTTTTACGCCGCCTTGAATGCAAATACCTTTCATGTAAAGATCTTTGCCTTCGTTGGCAGACTCAACGACCATTCTAGCTTGGTCAAAACTTAGATTTTCACGTAGTTGAAACATCATTTAGTCCTTATCTTAGCTGCCAATAGTTGATTTTTTATTGTCAGCAGTCTCTGGCTTGCCCTTTTTCTCAGCGCCGTGGCCAGGTTCGTTTTTCATGCCAGATTTGGCACTTGTACCGCCTTTAACATTTCTGTTACCTGCGTTATCTTCTTTTGTAGATGGCTGTGCTAAACCGCCTGCTGTACCTTTTGTATCAGCTTCGCCGCCTGCTACGATGTTTGACGTTGTTCCGCCCATATCGTTTTTACCTGCTACTGGTGATTTTGCGTTTGCGCCGTTGTCACCTTTTTTTGGTTCGTCTGCCATTTTGTTAGCATACTCACGCATGATTTCTGCTGCTGATTTGTCTGTTGATTCTTCAACTTCTTCATCTGCTGCTTCTTCTACTTCCTCGTCAGCTGCTTCTTCTACTTCCTCGTCAGCTGCTTCAAATGGCATATCCATTGCTTCTTCTTCAGCTTCGTCGTCATCGCCTTCATCTTCGTCGCCCATCATTTTTTCAAACTCGGCTTGTAGATTTTGGAATGCTGCTTCTAGATCAGCCATTGCTTCTTCTGGACCTTCAGGTGCTTCTTCGTCGTCACCTTCTTCGTCATCATCGCCATCCATGTCGGCTGCAATGTCACCCATCATGTCGTCTGTTTCGTCTCCGCCCATTTCTGGTGCGTCTAGTTCGTCTAGACCAAACATTTCGTCAAGGTCGTCTTCTTCTGACTCGTCAACTTCTTCATCAGTTGCTTCGTCTACTTCCTCGTCTGCTGATTCATCAACTTCTTCATCAGTTGCTTCATCAACTTCTTCATCAGTTGCTTCGTCTAGGTCATCATCTTCTGATTCGTCGACTTCTTCGTCTGACTCGATGATGTTTTGGTAAATCTCACGTGATTTTTCTACCACGATTTCGTGGAATAGCTCTTCTGCACCTTCTTTGTCTTCATTGACAAGACGCTCGAGCATTTCCTCAAACTTATTTAGATCAGTCATGATTATCTCCTTTATTGTCAAGGCTGTCAGTTATATTTACACTTTTTAGAAAAATATGCGTAGAAATGGGCTCATTTGAGCCTATTTTCTAAGCAGTTTAAGAAATATTAAATTGTTTTTTAAAATCTTTTACTGTAATATGTTCTAGATTTGGTATTCCTTCTAAGTTATCTGGCAAAAAATAATCTTTATCTTGCACAACTCTGATATATTTAGTACTAGAGTTTTGTCGTAATATAGTCATAGTTTGACGAGACCAGTTGCCAAAATACGTTGCTTTGTCATTAACTTTTTTATAGTTATCAGTTCCTGCATAGATATTATTAACTAGTTCATGTTTTCTACCTATGCCTTGGTAGTCAAAACCTAAAATATATATAATATCATTTTCATGTTTGCTTGCTAAGTTGAGTGCAGTAGGTCCGCTACTCCAACCTAAGTTAGGATTAAAAAGGTTTAATCCTGGTATGCTTCTTGTATACTTGTTAGGGTTAGTCCATACATTTCCGTGTTGTAAATGGTAGTTTTTGTTGCTTATTTCACGTATCATTTTAGTGTCTACGGCAATCAAATAATCTGGATTAAAGGACCTATACAATGCATTACAACCATATATTCTTCCGTGTGGTCTAAGTAATACAGGATCGATACTTTCTCTGCTAGTTCCATTGCCTAGAACAAATGCTGTACGTCCTATAATCATACTAGGACGTTCTGCTATTTCTTGAAGTTGTTTTTGTTCTTGTCTAGCTTTTTCTAGGCGCTTCCTGGCTTTTCTTTGTTCTTTGGTTTCGCCAGGTATATATTTTTTAACCAACTTAACTCCTACAGTGCTTCCTCAGGTTGCTGTGCTGCAATACCATACATTTGTCTTATATGCACTAAATCTTTTTGCGCCTCTTGTCTGTGCATATCATCTGCCCTACGTGCTTTGTTGATATCTTTAAGTGTAAGTCTAGTTTTACGTGTGTCATCCATATCTACAATTGATTCATCGTCTTCAGCATTATATCGCTGATCTTCAATAGGTTCCATTGTATCTTTGTCAAAGTAATATAGTTCACGTAATATCATAATGTATTTATGCTGTAGGTTCTACTTCAGCACCTCCTCCTACTACTGATGCATTATCTCCAGCCGATACATCATCATCGCCTGTGATTTCATCGCCTTGTGTATTTTCTGCATCTGCACTAATATCGCTGCCTGTAATGCCTGCATCTCTGAGTTGACTTGCTGCATCTTCGCCTGGAACTTGTAGTAGTTCGTCATTTTCTTCACGCCATAACTTTTCGTTTTCGGCAATCTCTTCTTTACTTAAACCTAAGAAACGTTGTAATGCAAATCTGTTTGAAATAAAAGGAATCTGCTGCATTTGAGCAAAAGTTGATATTCTATTGTTGTCAAGTTCTGCTTGACGGTAACTGGCAAAGTTTTGTGGAGGTTGTAATGTTAAGTCAAACATTGACACATCAATGTTTACACCTTTTTTACTTAGATATAGTTTAAACTCTCTGTTAAACACTTCAGTGATTAAACTTTGCAAACGTTCACAATAGTTGTTGAATCGTAGTTCTTGAATGTATGCTGTGCCTACACGCCCGTCATTATACTGACTTGCACTGTCGTCTGCGCCTGTTGGCAAGTAACTCGAAGGAATACGCAAACCACGTAGCAGTTTGTTTGTAAAATATTTCAAGTCATCAATTTCACCTAGGTTAGTACCACCTGGCAGTGTTTCAACTTTTGATCCACGACCTTCGGCAGTCTGTGGAAAGAAGTAGTCTTCGTTGATTGACAGCGGATTATAGCTTGAGTCTACGACTGTTTGACCTCCGCCTGTCTTGGATGGGATGCGTCTTTGGTGTATTTCCGTTTTAACACGCTCCACAAACTGCATAGCAAGGTGTGAAGGCATGTTGCCCACATCAACGTAGAATACTCTGCGCTCTGGCGCACGTTGGACACGATAGATAATAATCGCATCTTCAAGCAGTTCTTTCTGCTTGTACACTTTAAAAATACTTTCAAGTAAGCTGTTACCAAAAGGAAAGTTTTGATCAAGACCTTCACTCATTGACAAGTGAACAATATGATCAGCATCAACTGCTGTTTCATTTGACTCTGTGCTCCAACGACTTGTACCTGCATCAGGTGTTTTGCCTGTCATGTACTTTTGATCTAGTGTTTGATAACCTGGTTGGTTACCTCCTGGGCCATAAGCATTTTGTGTGTTGATCTTGGTTGCACTCAACCCTTCATAAGCAATATTTAAATCTTTAATGATAAACTGTTCAGGACGTTTACCTTCACTTTCGTTTACAATAACTTTTGTAACATTAGCAGGATCTACATGAAACCATTTCTGTGTTTCAGGATCTCTAATAAAAAACTGGTCACCATACTTGAATGTGTTTCTTACAATTTTAAAAATACGCTGCTCAAACTCTTGTATTTTGCACCATTGTTTCAAATATTGTCCAATGATTTGTACTTCTGAGTTAGTTGGAGATGCATTAAACTTCAACTTAAATGGTGTTTGATTTTCTTTATTTTTTTGCGAACAAAACTCTGCAAGTATATCAAGAGCAGCATTTACTTCTGAATCGTTGTCCATTGTGTTGTACTGACCATAACGCTCAATACGGTTAGGTGAACCAACATACACATCGGGTAAGTGACTGCTATAGTTTGCTGCTGCTGGACCAATACCTGTTCCACGATTAAAGGAAAATGGAGAATAACTTCCACTAGTGTTCATGCTAGTAGGAACAGGTGTAAAATGTTTTTTCCAACTCATACTTTTGCTCCTCTATAAAAATCTGTTGTCATGCCCCTTAATCCTCTTGCAGTCTTTTCGTTTATTTGATTACCAGTTGCTAATAGTTTTACCACGTGTAGCATAGTAGTATTTAACTGATCTACCTTATTTGCCAGTTGTTCTTGACTACCACTATAAAACGAATCTAGCATTTCTCCTGCTGGACTATTTCTTGGCACAATAGCTTCTTCGTTGTGAACCATTACAGGTGTACCTAATCCAAAATTTTCAAAACCATTTGTACCTATATTGTAAGCAGGTAGTTCGTTGATGTAATCTTGAATAGTACCTGACAAATAGCCTTGCATTTCTTGTAGTTGCTGACCTTGATAGTTGTTACTAACATAAGTTTTTAATGCCCCTGCTAGTGCAGCTTTTGCTTCAGCACTGGTGTACTGTCCGCTTGACTCAAGTTCTCGATATGCTCTGTTTATATAGGTACTAGTATTATAAGCGTCTAACATACGTCTTGGATCAAATGTTCCTCTAGTTGCTTGATTATAGAATAAGTCAGAATCTAGAGTGCTTTGTCCTATACCTGTTAGTGCTCCAAGTATGCCTCCTCCAAAGTTTTCACCTCCGGATATACTTGAAGTTGTGTTTGCACCACCGCCGTCTATTGCGTCTCTTGCTGAGTTTATGATAGTGCTAAGAAGTTCGGGTATTCTTTCATTAAACACTGTAAGTATACTGTTACCGATAGTCTCTGATAAACTAGCAAATGTGGCTGCATTATCACTAAGTATTTCACTTACTGCTTGAGAAATACTTGATAATATGCCTCCAGTTCTACCGCCAGTGCCATCTGGTCTAGTATTAGTTCCGTATATTAGTTCATTAATGTATTTTAATGCATTATCTATAACACTTGTACGCGGTAATGCATCGGGAAATAAAAGATCATTGATGTATTCTAATGCATTATCTATTACACTTGAACCTGGTAATGCATCGGGAAATAAAAGATCATTGAGTTTTGTTTCTATTTTTTCAAAAAAAGTAGGACCAGTTGATGCTGATGGAAATAATCTTTCGTAAATGTT